GACTGGTTACAAGAAGAGTACCAACCAGGTAAAAAGAATTTAACTAAGATAATGTCAGAGCCTTTACTAGAGGAATTGATATCCTACACTAGGGAAGGTAACTTTGACCGAGTAATAGCCTTTATGCTAATCATGGTATACAAGGAAGAACTACACACACAACATGTAAAACAAACGGGTAAAGAAGAGAAGAGCAGACAATTATTTAAGGTACCACTGTTCAGAAACCAAATACCGCGCTTTATTAATCTTTAGAAAATAAAAATGTTCAATAATATTAAGAGGTCCGATTTTCCGGCCCAGCAACTATCTATCAGCCAGAAGAATAAAGACTGGCGTGAAAAGTGCGTTGATGGAATAGTCGGTAGAGCAAACAGTTTATCTGGTGAACGTGACCGGATGAAGACTAACTACGACCTGTACAATGGTATATTCAACGAAGCTGATTTAAAATACGTTACCAACCCATTTAAAGTTGACGACAGCTTCCCAGCATCCTTACAGAATTTCAACATAATACGTCCTAAGATAAACCTACTTCTTGGTGAGGAAAGCAAGCGTCCTAACAACGTTCTTGTGTATCAAACTAACAATGAAGCAGGTTCTAAGAATAGAGACAAACTCAATCAACTTCTACTCGAAACATTAATACAAGACGTTCAGAAACAAATAGAGAACGGTGGGGATTCGGAAGAAGCCCAGAAAGCTTTTGAGGCAGAAGTACAGAAAATAACCAACTATGTAACTAGTGAGTATGTTAACCCAGCAGAGGTTACAGCACATAGCTCACTTGAGTATTTACGTATGGTAAACAGTCTGGATGACTCTTTTATAAAGGGTTTGAAAGACGGTCTTATCTCTGGCAAAGAGGTGCATTATGTAGGCATACATAGTGGCGAACCTATTGCTGAGCGTGTAAATCCTATGGAGTTCTCACACGATAACGACCCTGAATTAGATAATATTGAAGACGGCGATTGGGCAGTACGTCACATGCGTATGACTCCTACTTCAATATATGACAGGTTCAATGATATCATGGATACCTCAGACTTGAAGAAGGTCTTAGACATGGTAGAGAACAGAGCTTCCGCATCTACACAAAGTGAAGACCAGTTTAATAAGATTGAGTTTAAAACTGTTGATACTCAAAATGCAGGTATTGATTCCAATCTACAGGCAAGTTATGTTGACGTATGGCACGCCACATGGAGGTCTTTCAAGAAAGTAGGCTTTGTATCATCTGTAGTTGATGGTGAAGAGAAAGTCGAAATGGTAGATGAGGAGTATCCTACATTACCAGGAGAGACGATAGAATGGGATTGGGTTACTGAAATATGGGAAGGTTATAGAATAGGGGATGACATCTATGTAGGTGTACAGCCTTTATCATATCAAGACATATCTATAGAGACTCCAAACAACGCTAAGCTTCCTTATATAGGTAGCTTGTACAGCGATACCAACTCAATTAATAGATCGTTGGTAGACGTGATGAAACCACTTGCTTATATGTATATAATAATATGGTATAGGCTTGAACTGGCTTTGTCTAGGGATAAAGGTAAGATTATCAACATGGATATCACCCAGATACCTAAGTCTATGAACGTAGATGTAAACAAATGGTTACATTACTTAACTGCACTTGGAGTTAACTTCATCAACCCTTATGAAGAAGGTTGGGATGTTCCAGGTCGTGAAGGTGGTAGACCAGCACAGTTTAATCAAATCAGCGCACAGGATTTAACTATGACTAACGTTATAGCTAACTACATTGATTTGATGAATAAGATAGAGGAGATGATTGGTGAACTCTCAGGTGTATCCAGGCAGAGACAAGGTTCTATAAGTTCTAGCGAACTTGTGGGAAACGTAGAGCGTTCAGTCATTCAATCCTCACACATTACGGAAATATTATTCTGGGTACATAACAGTATTAAGAAACGTGTATATACACAGTTACTTGAAGCTTCTAAGACAGCTTGGCGTAACAGTGATAGAAAGCATCTGTACTACGTACTCAATGATATGACACGTAAATTTATACAGATATCTGAAGACTTCCCTTATTCATCCTTTGGGGTATTCATCACAGATTCAAGCAAGGAGTTCCGTAACATCGAGTCTCTTAAGACACTGTTACAACCTGCTATGCAGAATGGGGCTACACTTCTTGACGCTGCAAGTATACTTACTTCTGACAATATGAATCAGATTAAACAGAGACTTGAGGAAGTAGATAGAAAGAGAGACGCTATGGTACAGCAAGAACAGCAGTCCAAAGCTCAACTACAGCAGCAGACTATACAGGCACAGCAGCAGCAGGTAGCAACTGAGGTAGCTCTTAAACAAGACGAGCTTCGTATTAAAGAGGAAGACTCTATACGTAAGGCAGAAACACAGTTAGAAATAGCTAGGATGAGTCTAATGGGCGAAGACATGGGTCCTGAAGAGGCACCAGATGTAGAAGGCCAGATGATGGAAGAACGTAAGCTTCAACTGCAAAAGGAGAAGACTGACAAAGATTACCAAGTAAAAAATAAACAACTTGATGAAACTGTTCGCAAGAATATGAAAGCTGAGGAATTTAAGGCACAGGAAATAGCAATAAAAAAGAAGGTTGCTTCGAAACCAACGCCTCGACCAGCCGCTAAAAAATAAAAGACATGAGAAAAAAAGAAGATAATGATAACGCATTCTTCGGTGGATTCGAAGCTGTGGTTGACGGACTTGCACGTTACGAGCGTGTAAAGCCAGGCTCAGGCGCAGGTCCCGATGAAGGTTTCGAAACTATTACAGAGATTGGAAACGACATTGACGAATTCCCGATGACCGACCCAGAGGAGATTACTGGGGAACCTGAAGTTAAACCTAAAAAAACTAAACAAGATGGCCTGCAAGAAGAAATCAGGGAAGAAGAAGAAGTAGTCGAAGATGATGAGGAAGTAGAAGAGGTTGTAAAACCAGTTCCTACTAATACCTCTACCAACGATGAAGATAGTTCCGACCTTGGTGAATACGAGCAAGAAGTAGTAGATTTCTTTACTGACCGCTTTAGCACAGAACTTGGTTGGGAACTAGGAGATGAAACCAAACCGAAGACGGTTGCGGAAGTAATCGAATACATGAAAGGTATTGTTGAGGAGAGCTCCCGTCCATCATATGCTAACGAAGAGATTGAAAAGCTTAATAAGTATGTAGCAGACGGGGGAGACCTCAAAAAGTATTACTCTGAAGTATACGGTAATACAGACCTAGACAGGATTGACATAGCTGACGAGAACGCTCAGAAGCAGGTGTTGATTGATAATTTTGAACGTCTTGGGTATACACAAGATAAGATAAATAGATTCATAACACGTTACGAAGATTCAGGTACTTTACAAGAAGAAGCTGAAGATGCTCTAGAGTTACTCAAAGAGTACAAAAAAACTAAAGCGGAAGAGCTATTAGTAGAGCAGGAGAACTTACGTAAGGAGTCTATTAAACAGCAACAAAACTTCTATAAAAACGTATATACAAGTATAGAAAAAACAGATTCTATTCGCGGTATACCGATTTCTGCTAAAGAGAAAAAAGAGTTGAATGATTACATATTCAAACCTGAAGCAGACGGGCTTACGAAGTATCAAAAAGACTATGCCAAAGACTATAGAAATTTGATAGAATCTGCATACTTTACCATGAAGGGGGATTCCCTCATTCAGAAGGTAACACAAAAAGCGACTTCTCAAGCTGCTAAAAATCTACAGGATAAGTTAGCCAACAAAGGAAAAAGAGTGAAAAACAGCGCAGTATCACAAGGTGGTTCAAGCAATACTCTAAATGCATGGGACACTGTGAGCAGACAGCTGAGGAGACCTAATTTTAATTAACATATATTTAAGCAAGGCAAATGGATAATACTTCATTAAACAATCTAGTACTCTACCGTTCCAAACGTTTTTCGGACTTAGTTGACGAAAACATGCTTGCCACCGCACTGCTTACTAAGCCGTATCAGGTATCTACAGTTATCTCTTATGTGTTTGGTAAATACGAGAACAACACCCTCGACTTCCTCACAATGGGTCTTGGTAAAACTCTTGTAGTAGAAAACAGACAGTACGAATGGCCAGTTATGATTGAATCGGATAAAGCGATTACAATCAAAGCAGCTAAATGGAATGGTGCCTCTATAGGCACAGCCGACGTTCCCGGTATCAACGGAACACCAATCCAGATTTGGGTTGCAGAAAAATGGTTTGGTCCTGGTGCTGTTGTCGCATTTGACGACAGAGAGTTCCAGGCTAGAATCCAGGGCGAGCCCTACCAAGACGGTTCGGACTACGTATATACCCTGGTTATGGCTGACGGAAAACCAGAGTCATTCATTCCGCCTTCACTCTTGGCTGTTGGAAAACAGATAAGTAGAGAAGGTAGTGCATACGAAGAATACAGCGAAGAAGCTGATATCGTGAACTATCAGACACCATTCAAACTCAGGAACCACCTGACAACAATGCGTCTGCAGTACGATATCACCGGTGACGCTTACTCTTCAGTTATGGTTATCGCCCTCAGGGACCCAGCTACTGGCAAATCATCTTACCTCTGGTCAGACTACCAGGAGTGGAGAGCTATTCGTCAGTGGTATGATACAATCGAGCGTTACTCAGTATACTCAAAATACAATGCAAACGCTGATGGTACCACAGACCTTATGGGTACAAACGGTCGTCCGGTTTATATCGGCGCAGGTCTTCTTGAGCAGATTGCTCCAGCTAACAGACGTTACTATACAACTCTGACCGCTGACATTCTCGAGGAATTCCTCTTCGACCTTTCATATAATATTCTTGGAACTAACGAGCGTAAATTCGTTGCCCTCACAGGTGAGATGGGTATGAAAGAATTTGACCGCGTTCTTCGCGACAAAGCTTCTACATACCAGCTGATTGCTACCAACTTCGTTACAGGTAGTGGACAGAATCTTACACTTGGTGGACAGTTTACTACATACAAAATGCTCAACGGTATTGAACTTACCCTCAAGCATTTCCCGATGTACGACAACTTGGTTTACAACCGTAAGTTACATCCAATATCAGGTAAACCTCTCGAGTCATACCGTTTCACTATTGTTGATATCGGTAGCCGTGATGGTGAATCTAACCTGGTAAAAGTAGTTCGCAAAGACCGCGAAATGGTTATGTGGTATGTTGGTGGTTCTGTAGCTCCAGGCTCAGGTCACTCTAAATCTATCACAACTCTTAGGTCTAACGCAAAAGACGGTTACACAGTTAACTTCCTTTCAGAACAGGGTATCATGTTAAGATTCCCAAATAGCTCTGGAGAACTTATTTGCGAAGCTGAGTAATCACAATAATATTAGTTCCATGGGGTAGCTTCACATCCTAGCTGCCCCGTGTTTGAACTTTTAGTTTATACCGTAATAACGAGGAAATACTAAAATGAAAGTAGTAATAAGACCTATTAATAGGAACTTATGGGCGGGAGTAACACAGTATAAAAACTGTCATACAACTATATCCCCATATTTAACAAGGACTGGTAGAATATATACCGGCCTTACAAAAGAAGACGAGGATCGACTAGGCGAGAAACTTAGGATGAATTTGATATCTTCGTCTCCATTCTGGATCACATTCAATATTAAGATGGGAGTAAAGGACCTTGTATTGGACCTTGAAGACCCTTATGATGAATTGAGATACTTATTTCTAAAAGGCCATAAGCGAGTAGCTAATGGATTGGCTGATAGAAAAGCAACAGCAAACTACGTTATTATAAACGAGGAAGCTGAAGCAAAAGAAACAAATCTCAGAAACAAAATCAAACGTACAGCTCTACGTGAATTTGATAAGCTTACTATCTCAGATATGAGAAAGTGTCTTAGAATATTTGGTAACAAGGCTGACGAGATGAGTGCTGAGGTAGTAGAACAGAAACTTGGTGATATCGTTGAAAACGATCCAGCATCATTTATCGAGAAGTGGGTTAATAACACGCGTAAAGATACTGAGTATCTTATACAAGACGCCATTGCGAAAAACATCATACGTAGAAATAAAAACATCTACAAGTATGGTACAGACATTATAGGGCACAACCTAGAAGAAGTCGTAAGCTTCATTGATAAAGTAGAAAACCAAGATTTAAAGTTCGCAATTACAAAAGAAACAGCTTCTAAGTAATGAACATTCAATCAATGCATTTAGCGGTTAAGTTAGGTCTGGATAAAACCGAAGGCCTGACTTATGCTGCTTTTAAGACAGAAGAGATTGACTTTTGGATAAACGAGGCAATAGACAGATTCGTTAAAGTTAGATATTCAGGAATGAATGTCAAACGTGAATCTTTTGAACAGTCTCAGAAGAGAGTTGACGACTTAAGAAGTCTAGTTAAAGAGGTTGTGTTAACCCCCACATCTAGCTCAGCAACTGAGGTAGTTAATGGTTATACAATTTCATTCAAACCAAATTCATATCATATTGACTCTACAGGGTTACCTGCAGATTATATGCTTTTTCTCAATGACGAAGTAAGTATTAGTTTTACTCATCCTGTACTAGGTGTGGGTAAGACTCTTCGTACTTATCCGGTTGTATGTTCTTCAGACACATATAGCACCATGATAAATAATCCTTATAGTGAACATATCTTACATCTGGGTACTGCTAGACCATTAAGACTGTTTTCTGAAAAAGGTATTGAGTTAATTACAGACGGACAGTACACCATTTCGAATTACTTTCTAAAGTACTTACGTAAACCAGCAAGAGTAAATCTTGCACTGACGGATTCTCAGACAGCCGGGACATCTAACATAGTTGAAGGAATTAAATACAAAGTATCTGGTTCCACAGTAACCTATAATGGTGCATCGTATAGCGTAGGAGAAGTGTTTACCGGAGTGTTAGGGCAGACAGCCTTTACAAATACCGGTACGGCTACAGCTCAGTTAACTGATTGCGATTTGCCGGAACACACTCACAGAGAGATTGTGTTGTTAGCAGTTAAAGTACTAACTGAAAACATAGAATCTCCACGTTATCAAACAGAGTCTATCGAAATCAATCAAAACGAATAACAACTAATAATTAATTAAAATGTTAAACAAACCCACAAAAGTTCTTATTGGTAAGGACATTAGCTGGAACGCAGCTGTTGTAGGAGGTGCTACACTTCTTACAGTAGGTGCTAACTCTGCTGAAGGTGAGGTAATAGTATTTGACAAAGGTAAGAAAGTTCTCGCAGCTGGTTCTACCATCGCTGATACAGACACAATCTATATCGGACAGGTAACTGGTACAACTTACAACTACACCACTGAGACTGGTTCACTTGTAACTGGAACTAAGAAAATTATCTTTTCAGACCCTATTGAAGGTCACTATGTTAAAAACTATACAGGTAAAGCTTACACTGCTACTTCACAGCAGGTAACTACTTTTACTTGTACTAACCTTACAGTAACTGCAGGTACCGAGCTTCTTCTTAAGATTGTATATCATGATCTTCAGGAGCAGAAAGGTGGCGGACAGTTCATTCACGCTTACAGATATATTTGCCCAACAGGTGCTACAGTTGACACAGCTGCTGCTGCCCTTGCTGCTCTTGTAAACAAAAGAGCCAACGCCAGAGTTGTTGCTACACTCAACGCAGGTTCAGACTATCTTATTCTTACAGGACAGGCTATTCCTTCATGTACTTCATCTCTTGATGATATTGATGAGTATGTAATGGTTAGATTCAATGCCTACCTTACAGTAGTACAGTCTAGCGGTAACGAAGTAGCTTCAGGTGCTACTCAGACTACAACAGCTGCTGTTGTTGGTAACGGTACTTGGACTCTTACTAGAGACGCTGAGAAAGAAGTTAGAGGTTACAAAGGTTTCACAAACCAGACTAACTGGCCAATTCTTAAACCAGACTGGTCTACAGTTAAGAATGAGACTTATGATGAGATTGTTATCGAGCATTCTAAATCTTACATTGCTCCTGATAATCTTTATACTAAGCAGACTCCAATAAAGACTATCATCTTCGTTCCTAACAACGCTTCTGCAAACCAGATGGATTCTCTTCTCGCCGTTCTTAACCCTTGGATGGCTTCTACAGCAGGTACATTTGCACCAGTAGGACCATTTACAGCTTAATTTTAAATAAGGAGGATTAATACAATGGCACAGAGTAAAAACGAATTCATGACAAATAGGACTGTTAAGGCCGAGTTCACAATCGCGAACGCAGCTAAAACAACTTACACAGGTCTTATTATCCCTAAAGGCGCTATCGTAACTGGTGCTAGAATTACAGCTCCTAATGCTATTACTATCACTGGTGCATCTGGTACAGTCCAGATTGCAGTAGGTGCAGTTAGCATTGTTGCTACTTCTAACATCTCTACATTAGCTGCTGTTACCGTACCTAGAATTTTAACAATGGCAACTACAGGAGGCAACCAGCTGACTGCTAATGCTGAGCTTGTTATTATCGAAGGAACCACAAGTAACGCTTCTGCTACAGCATCATATGAAGTCTATGTTGACTACTTATATGCATAAGCATTATAAATAAAATAGTATGAGTAAGGGCTTGGGGTTAGTGCATTAGCTCTCAGCCCTTTTTCATATAAAATCTATGGAGAGACAATGTTTATATTGCAACTGTATTTTTATACCTAGACGTATAGATATGATATACTGTAATGTACAGTGTAAGAAATATGCATCTATAAAAAGAAAATACGGTTCAAATTGTAATTCAGAGAAAAGAAAGAAAAGAAATCTATACCCAATATACAATAATCGTACTGAGTGTTGTATATGTGGTTTTAAGCCTACGCATTTATGCCAGATGGATATAGATCACATTGACGGTAATAGACACAATAATAGCGATAATAACTTACAAGTATTATGTGCAAACTGTCATCGATTAAAAACATACATGAATAAAGATTGGCAAGGTAGATACTAAAACCTTTCTTATATTAATCTATATAACAAAATTATATATGGAAACTAGAACGAAAGAACCTAGAATTATAGCCGAGAGTACCGCTGGTAGACACAACGATGACCTCGAACACTCAATTGAAAATGTAGAAAAGTCTAAAATGTATAAAGACTTATCTACTATTATTATATGTCCAACCAGAGGTATGTTCCCTACAAGGGTAGTACAGTCCTGGATGAAGATGCTTAAGCCTATGAATCAGGTAGTAGCAGGGCCTATATTTGCAGAGAGTATGAATGTTGATGATGCCTATAATGCTTTAATCAAGTACATACTTAAGAATCCATGGCTTAGTACGTTTAAATACATACTTACAATAGAGGAAGATAACTTACCACCTACAGACGGTCTACTTAAACTATACGAGAGTATAGATAAGTATGATGTTGTTGGAGGTTTATATTGGGCTAAGGCTGATGAAAATGCATTCCCAATGCTATTCGGAGACCCTGATGCCAAGGAGATGGATTCAAAACCACTAGTACCTAAACCAGGTGAAGTGCAGCCAGCTGCAGCACTAGGTATGGGTTTCAATCTATTTAAGCTAGATATGTTTAAGAACATCGAAGAACCTTGGTTCAAGACTGTTCAAGACGCTGACCCTATTAAAGGAGTAAGTAATCTTACACAGGATTTCTACTTCTATCGCAAGGCAGCAGAGAAAGGTTACAAGTTTGCTTGTGACAATAGAGTTCTTGTTGGTCATTATGATGTTAAACGGGACATAGTTTTTTAGATATGATTGAAGGTAAAAAGCTAGACTTGGCCTGTGGCCAGAGTAAAATGCCAGGCTATATTGGCATAGATAAAGTTAAAGTTGAAGGTGTAGATTATGAAATGGATTTAACTTCATACCCATGGCCTATAGAAAGTGGTAGTGTAGATGAAGTATATTGCTCACACTATATAGAACATATACCACATAGCACCTTTGACACATACGCAATTAAGGCTACAGCTGAAAGCAATAGCTTTGAGGAGTATAAAGAAAAGATTAAAGAATATATTAATAAGGATGGGTTTATACTATTCATGAATGAACTTCATAGGATACTTAAACCAGGTGGTAAAGCCAAGCTTATCGCTCCTTATTATAGCTACATGGGTTCCTTCGGTGACCCTACACACACAAGGAGTATATGTGATTTCACAGTATACTACCTTAATAAAGAACAACGTGAGAACATGAGACTAGGTCATTACGGTCTCGATTGCGATTTTGATTCAGAGTTTTCATATCAGATAGCTGATGAGATGACTTTGAAATCTGACGAAGTAAGGAACGAAGCATTTTTAAAACAGTTAAATACTGTTGTAGGTATAATTTTAGACTTAACCAAACGTAAGTAACGTGTCATATCTAAGCTCACTAGAAACACAGTCCTCAATAAACAGAGGAGAAATATCTGCTGGTAGCAGCTATAGCTTGCCTATAGCTGGTGCTGGTACGTTAGGAGGCGTTAAGATAAACGGTGGAGGTCTTAGTATAGACGGTGCTGGTGTACTATCAGCTACTTCTGGTGGCATGACATGGCCTGGTGCTGCAGGTATTGCACTTTATTCAGGTAGTTCAACATGGAGTACATCTATAACAAATAACTCTGCTAACTGGAATACTGCTTATGGATGGGGGAACCATTCAGGACTTTATGCTCCTGTGGCACACGTTACTAATTATTCTAATCCACATGCAGTATCAGCTTCACAAGTAGGTTTAGGCAATGTTACCAACGAGTCTAAATCCACTATGTTTACTAGTCCTACGTTTACAGGTGTTGTAACAGCAGCTGGTATAACTAACTATAAGGGTACTAGCTATAACCTAGCTTTATACAGCGGTGTAACAAACAATAACGGCATACTGTTTGATACTGTGTATGGCTCCTCACAGAGAATAATAACCGATTATAATGGGGGCGGTTCTGAACAGGCTCTTATTTTAGGTACATGGAATAACAGAACAAATCAATTGTTTCTTGCAACTTCTGGTTCTATAGGTATTGGTAATACTTCTCCAGATTCAAAATTAGATGTTACGGGCGACATATCAATAGAAGGAGTAGGAAACCATTTATATTTTGACACTACTAGTGTAAGGCAGACAGCTTCTATGTATGTGGATAATGATTATTGGTTAAACATTTTTTGTAATAGAGGCGGTACTTCTAAAATAATATTAAAAAATACTCCCTCTATTTCCTTAGAAACACAAGGATCACCACGTATGACTATAACAAACACAGGAGTTGGTGTTGGTAGAACAGATCCTACAGCCCTTTTAGGAGTTTGGTATAACACAAGTAATGCAACAGCTGGTCCTGCTTTTAGAGTTGTAAAAGGAAGTGTTAGTGATTACATTACTAACAATACTTATGACACGGTTACTATAGAATCTAATGATGTAGCAACTTTAAGAATAGGTGAATACGACGGAACCCAAACCGGTATTTGTGCAGGTGATGGTAATACAACAATTACTTCTACTCATGGAATAAGGTTCTATAATTACGGAACAGCTAATGCTAATGTATACGGTGGTATGGGGGGCACACTAAGATTAAATCTAACTAATACAGGAGCAACTGTAACTGGAACAATTCTAGCAACAGCTGATGTAATAGCATATAGTACATAATATGGCCTTAGGTACAACAAATATAAGTTTAAATACAGTTAAATCTACTATAGGTGGTAGCACATATAGTTTATTTACAAACTGTACATTTGATAAAGCAACCCCAGGTGCTGCTAACGGTATTAATAAATGGTCTAGATATAAACCAATTAGAGATGCAGGATTAGGGGCATATTGGCCGCAGGATACTTTTGGGATGTATGGACTTAACGTAAAATACGGAGGTACTATAATAGATGGTACAAAAGCTTTCTGGGCATATCTTGCACCACGTGGTGGTAGTCCTGGTGGTAGTCCAGATGAGCCAGGTAGATTAGGGGACTTCAGAGGATATGAACACGATCCTGATATCGCTGGCCCTGTTATATACTGTTTGACTAGTGATGTTGTATTTGCACATGGTACAACACTTACACCTTCATTAACCCCTAGTTATTCTACAGGACATTGGTGGGTTAAGTGTAACCAAGCTCCACATAATTCAGTAAAGATATTACCTTCCGACTTAGGTTATACATCAGCTAACTATCGTATAGGGGTACACTTAAATATAGGTACTCTACACTTTTATAAGACAGGAGCCTTAGTTAGTTCTATTGGTGTAGGAGGTCAAGATGTTTATTTTGATGCTAACTTGACTGATTTGTCCAGTAAAGCAATGACAGATTTTCCTAGTACAGATGTAGGTACATATACTTGGAATCTGTATCTTTCACCCACTCAGGATACTACATGGAGACAGTCTTCTTCTCAACCTTCAAACTACATTGAGTTACCTGGAGGTGGTTCTGAGACTTGGGGTAGCAAGACCATACAATCTACAGGTACATTTACTATGGGACCTTGGTTAATAGCAGGAAATACATCAGATACAACTACTAATGTTACTCAACTTACATGGGCTTATAATAGCAATGCTGTACAAAAGATAAGGTTATGGAGACCTAACGGGTCGGCACATTCAGGACCAAATACTATACCTTCACATTGGAGCATACCTTTGGCTGAACAAGGAGGTGTTGGAGGCAACTCTGTTACTGCTAACTACAATGCTTGGGACGATGGTACAGCTATATCAATACAACCTACAGGTGTAAATAACGGAGCAGAAATAAATCAAGACATTATATTTGGGTTAGAGATATCACACCCTAATACATTTGGAACTGAATGTACAATACATTTAAAACACGAAGATGGTACTCCTCCTTCAGTATACGCATTTTCTTCATCGGATTATACTTTAGCAAGTACGTCTGTTAATTCAGGATTATCTATAGGTTCAACAACGTTGAATATAACCTGGGGTACAGTTCCTAATACTATTTCTGGTTCAAACATACCAGTAAAAGTATACGACAATCCAGGTCTAACACACTTGATAGGTAATACTACAATGAATAAAATTTCAAATAATAACGTAACTGGTGACGTAACAGTGTCTGCTTTAACACCAGGACAAATACTATACATAAACATAGGGGCTTCCTCTTAATAATTAATAAATAAAACAATGGGAAAAATAGTAGAAGAACAGAAAGAAAACACAGGTTTATCACAGAATGCTGGTAATGCCTCAGTTAAAAACTTAATAAAAGGTAAACTTAAAGATAAGGTTTGGTACGGAATTGTAGGATTCATATGTTTCGTATTAGGCTTTGTAGCTCATGTAGTACTTTTCTAGTATGAAGTTTAAGTTAGAATTAACAGAACAGGAACTAAACATTGTATTGTTTGGTTTACAGAAACTGCCTTTTGAGACAGTTAACGAACTTATTAAAAACATTGTTGCTCAAGCACAGCCTCAGGCTAACCAGCCTAAAGAAGAAGTTGCTAAAGTAACAGAATAAATTGAAGTATGGCTTTAGCTCTCTTATTCAGTGTTGCCGAATCAGGTGACAGTAAAACATTAACTATAACAGACACAACCGGTGTTTATAACGCTGGCACCAATGTAGGTGGATGGGGAGCGCCTAATCCGGATGTATCTACTATAGATAGCTCTAGTAACACTCTGAAGTTAGACATATCTATTACTACTTCTGATAATGTTACAGTGTCTTATGACACTATAGATTTACACGCTCTTCTAGGAACGCATACTTCTGTATCTGCGTTAGTGTGGAATTTAACATGTGCTAACTTAAAACTTAGTACGGTAGCTATAGGCACATCTGCTGATGAGCTACCAGACGGTATATATGCAATAACATATACTTGGAAGAAAGGTCTTGGTGGTACTGAGACTCATACAGACGCCTCTGTACTTATAGATGGAGTTGTAAAGAGTTCTTTATACGGATTGCTAAGGACTATACCTACTTCATACGAGTGTGACTATAATCACGAACGTGAAGTACTAGATATTATATTTATGAAAGGTTACTATGATTCTATGATAGCTACTGCAATAGTGGGTAGAGAAGAACAGGTAATCAACCAGTTATACGTATTAGAAAGATTAGTACTCAATGGCAGTAATTACACTTGGTAGTTCTACAGGACCTGTAGTAATAGGAGGTGACCAAACAATAGCTACAGGTTCTGTTATAACCACATTACCTATGGTTAGCCCTATCTCAATAGTAGGTAGTGGTAACAACGCAGATAGTTATTGGAATATGTCTGGTGCTAAACTTGTACCTGAGAATCTATCGTATAAGGTAGGTCTCGGTACAGTTGATACAGACACTGTTACTAGTAATTACTTTCTGCTATATGATACAGCTGTTAACGAACTTAAGAAAATAGATGCTGCTGAAGTAGAACTAAAAGCTGATACCAGAGCATGGAGTACTATAACAAGTAAACCTACTACTCTAGCAGGGTATGGTATTACAGATTCGTTACAGCCTTTAGATGCCGACTTAACAGCTATATCAGGACTTGGATTTACATCAGCAGCTAATTTACGTAAGACTGCTGCTAATACCTGGACTCTAGATACCACCGCTTATTCAGAGGTAGGGCATACACATGCAGAGTATGATTACGTATTACCTAAAGCAACCACTAATTTACTTGGAGGTATTAAAGTAGGCGCCTATCTTACAATAGACGCTAATGGTGTTCTCAACGGTCAAGCAGGAGGTTCTGGAGGAGGTGGAGTATGGGGTAGTATTACAGGTACTCTATCAAATCAAACAGATATTACAACAGCCTTAGGTTTAAAGGCACCTATAGATTCTCCTACGTTTACTACTTCTTATGGGTTCTCAGCATGGCGATTCTTTCCTAGTGGAACAGACTTATTATTCAAATACAGTGGTACTAACAAAGCTACGCTAGGAAGTACAGGCACAATAACTTTCGTAGGGGACGTAATTGCCTACGGTTAACCAATATAAAATGGCTGCAACACAACAACAAATTACAGACTATCTTACATACATTAAGTATGCGCAGTCTGTTTACATGGACGATTTAAATCGTAAAGAACGTTTAGGTCATAGCGACCTATTTAACGACCGTCTACGAAATACTATATTAGGTTACTATGTAACTATTATGGTGGATTATTTCTACCAGTCGGATTACAGCAATAACAATTTCTTTACTACAGAAGAAGTTGTTGAAGTCATATCTAGGATTAATAGAATATGTGACTCAAACTATAATATTGAATTATAAATGAATAAGAAATGTCAGAAAATAAATCACATATTAATTCTGTTACTCAAGCTAAAATGGATATAGAACACGCAGCTGCTCAGGCTGTTTCAGTAATCTCTGCTGCTGCCGGAGAGGCGGCTAAGGTAGTGGCTGACGCCGCTGCCAACTCAATTAAGGTACTTCAAGAGAAAGGGTCTAACGATCATGACTTACTAATAGAATTGAAGACACGTATGGAAAGTCTTAGAAATGATATTAGGGATATTAAAGATGGAACTTCTTTACAAATAGCAGATCATGAAAAGAGGATATTCTCTATAGAATCTAGTAAAACAAAAACAAACACGTTGATTACAGTAGGCATAGCAGTTGGTACAATACTAACAAGCATGTTAGTAGCTCACTTGTTTGGTATAGGAGTATAATAAATGGAAAGTATATCCACACACGTACTGTACTCTGAAGTAGTACATAGTGACACAGCTAAAAGACTAGGTATATCCAATGAACCTAATGGGGGTCAGACAGAGCGCATTAAGACTACAGCTCTAAAGATATTTGAACCTTTGAGGGAAGCGTTGAAGGTACCCATCTATATAAGTTCTTGCTTTCGTTCAGAAGCCTTAAACAAAGCTATGAAGGGCGCAAAGAATAGTCAACACATGACCGGTGAAGCCATGGACTTAGATGCAGAGAAATTTGGTGGAACAACTAACAAAGAGATATTTGATTATATCAAAGACCATTTAGAGTTTGACCAACTCATATGGGAAGCTGGTACTGATACAGAACCAGATTGGGTACATGTTAGCTATACTTACAAAACCCCTCTACGTATGCAAGTACTAAAAATGAAAACTGTAAATAATAAAAAGACGTACGAACCTTATAAATAAGGATATGGCCTTAAAACTAAGTAACTACTCGAAGCCAACAAACAAGCGTTGGAAAATGGTATCTAAGTTTCTTTCAAGGAGCTTACCGTTATACATTGGAGCTGTGGCTATAGGCCCTCTATCTGATGAACACAAAATACTGCTAACCTTTATATTAAGCTTAGCAGTAGCAACAGTATCAGGTCTTTCTGAATTTACTGAAGAACCTAAATAAATAATAACATGAATATAAAGGATGTAAAGACTTCTATAGCTAAGCTTAAGAAGTATGTAACAAAGACTACTGTCATTATGGCTTTAGCTCTGTTGGCTGGTATAACTATCTATCGTGGTATTGGAATGCGTGCAGACCTACTTCTAATGCGTTCTGAGCTATCTTCATCTAAAACCTTATATAGTATTGTAGAGAAGGAGAAACATCGCCTAGACTCTCTTAGAGTTGTCTACGTTAAAACTATTAAAGAACAAGATGCTACAATAGCACAGAAGGAAAAGGTTATTGCTAATCAAGAGAAAGCTATCTCAGCTCTTAAGGATAGTTTGAAAACTGATTTGAATAACGTAGCAGCTGTGTCTGCCGATAGCTCATTCAAATACATCAATCAGAGAATTAAACCTATTGGTGAATTGAAGTACCCTTTCGACTCTATTCAAGTAAAGAAGATACATTATACATTCATAGAAAGAGACGGGTTGTTTAATATAAATAACAATCTTGATAGTATTGTAGTGGATTTAAAACGATTGTCCTTCACAAAGGATAACCAAATACTGCAACTAAAGGCATTGAATAACGTATATCTATCACAGATGGATATATGTACCAAAGAGAAGGAAGCTTACAAGATTCAAATCGAAGGTATAACCAAACATGATAAGAAGCAGAAACGTCAAAAGAATATACTTGGCGGTGCTTTAATAGGTACAGTAACCTATATATTAATCAACGCAGTAGTTAAATAATGTCTCCAATCTCAAGCAAACGTAAAGCTTTACTACGTTCTCTATTAGACACTACAGATAGTGATTATTCACCTGTTAAAGGTGTACACTATTTTGATGGTGCCTCCGGTAGCGATGGTAGAGAAATAGAGTTACGTAAGGCTAACGATTCAATACAGTGGCATTACATAGGTACAGACGAGTGGTATACACTTGTTTACCTTGAAGATATAACTGGTGAACAGGGACCACAAGGAGAGCAGGGAGAACAAGGTTTCATGGGGGCTAAAGGCCCACAAGGTGAAGTAGGTCCTGTTGGTCCTGAAGGCCGTAAGCTAGAGTTACATACCAGCGATACTCACTTACAGTGGGGTTATGCTGATGAAGGTAAGTGGTACAACATAATAGCACTGAAAGATATACAGGGGCCTAAAGGTGAACCTGGTACTGATGGTAGAAACGGTGACACAGGACCTGAGGGTTCTCGTGGGGAACCAGGACCAGTAGGTGCTACCGGTGAACGTGGTGAACGTGGACCTGAAGGTAAAAGAGGTTTGCGTGGTCCATCAGGTAAAGACGGAGCCGATGGTAAACCTGGTGAACGTGGTGAGAAAGGTGATAAAGGAGATCGTGGTGAATCAGGACTTCCAGGTACTGATGGTAAACGAGGACCTAAAGGAGAAAAAGGCGATAAGCCTATTTTAGGTGTAGACTACTTTATAATAAATGGGGCTAACGGTCGCGATGGTAGACCTGGTCGAGATGGTTTAGACGGTACAGGGGGTGGTGGCGATTCAATGCTTTCTAATAGTACCTACACTTACTCAGATGGTTTAGTTACTAGAATCGACTACGCTGATGGACAATATAAAACATTTGTATATAATCCAGACAGCACTGTATCAACTATAGTTTGGTTTAGACTAACAGACACCGTTACAAAGATATTTTCATACAACCCAGATGCAACTCTTGCGTCTGTTAACATAACAATAACATAATTTAAAATGAGTAAAAGTAATACAGCCGAGAACGATTTAATGTTGCTTATATTTAATAAGACATTACCTTCATATCTTGGAACACTATCGGGTACAGGTAATACTGACCTTTACGTATCGTTACATACAGCAGACCCGGGTGAAGGTGGTTCACAAACAACAAGTGAAGCTACATATAATTCAGGTTCATATGGTAGGGTTGCAGTATCACGTACAGCTGGTGGATGGACAGTCTCTGGTAACCAGGCAAGTAATACTGCATTAATACAATTTGCTTTATGTACAGTAGGGTCAGATACAATCACTTACGTTGCTGTTGGTACAGCTGCTAGTGGTGCTGGTCAGATTTTATATTCAGGGCAGTTAAATAGCCCACGTAACATTAGTGTGGGTATTCAGCCTCAGTTCTCAGCCGGAGACTTAATCTTTCAAGAGGATTAATATGATTAGATACAATCTTGTTGAAGGTGTACTTGTGGAAGATGAGAATGGTGAGTTTATTAAATTCACCGAACATACCACAGTTATAAATACAATTAAGGCTCAGCTTGAAGCATTAAATGCTTACTCAGTTGTGCTTCAATCATACGTAGATACTTTACTGTAATGTCAATAAAGAAATTAAGAGAACTTGTAGAACAGTGTTATTTAGGCGGTAAGAATTGTATTACTTCCTTTCGTAAAGTACCTGCTATCGCTTCTACAGCTACAGGTGTTATTGATTTCTCAATGGCTCCTGGCAATCCTAGAGCTAACTTCTATACAGGGGATGCGCTAACAGCAACGTTGCTTAATACTAATTATGGGATATGGCACGGAGGTAATGTAGCTCCTGCTACCAAGATACTAAGAAAGATAGATTTTGTATTTCCTCCTGCAACAATAACTCCTATGGAGATGTATGCATTGGACTATTTACTTTTCTATCCGCTTATAGATATGGATAGCACAGACCCTCAGTATTTCGATAATACTGTAACATTACCTAGGTATACAGACGGTGTAGGTGTTAAAGCTTTTCTAGTAGCTACTAACCCGTATGTAGGAGGAGCATCCTTCACCATAGACTACATCAATCAAAACGACCAGTTAAAGACTACTAGATTACAAACTACCAATACACATACCTACATCGGCACTATAGTACATTCAGGTGCTTCTGCTGGGGCATCAGGTACGTTTATAAATACTCCAGACGGTGACTACATAAAGAGAGTAGTATCAATTACTTTCATGGCCCCTAACGGAGGGTTAGCAGCTTTGGTTCTTTGTAAGGTATTAACTACAGTAACAACATATAACGTAGCCCCTGCAAAGCAAGAGTGGGACTGTTTACTTATGAAAGGTGAACTTCCTATAATACAAGACGGGGCATATTTAAATTTTATAGGCCAGGTGAATGGATCAGCCGCGGCTACAGTAACAACAGGACTAATTGAAACAGTCTGGAATTAATAAAATATACAAATGGGATTTGCAAGCTTCGATGAATTAATAAGTGAAATGACTGGCGGAAAACAGTTTCGTCAGGACTGGATGAAAACCTTTACTGGCGGTACAGTTGTTGCTGGTCGTTGGTATGACCTTACAGGGTTTGGAGGTTTTCCAGCAGACTACATTCACGGTAACCTTATATCTAATTTTAACTTCTTAGGAGGTACAGCACAGTGGACATTCAGTGCTGGATGGTCATGGACTGCAGGTACACACTTGATGACCAAGGCTAACACTGCTAGTATTGAAACTCTACAGCAGGACATAGACTGTGTAGCAGGACAGGTATATGAAGTAATATGGACACTAGGTTCTTACGCTGGTTCAGGAAACGTTACACTTTCTATAGGAGGTGGGACAGGTGTTACTAGAGCAGCTAACGGTACATTCACAGAGACTGTTACTGCCGGTAGTTCTAACTCTACATTCCTTATATCAGCAGCTGCAGCTATAACTGCTGCCACAGTAGACCTTGTTTACATAAGGCCTTACGCCTCTTTATCATCAGGCTTCGTTCCTTATGATGATACTGTAGCAACAAATGCAGCTTCTAAAGATTTAGATATTCCTATGGGGGGTGCAGTTAACCCAGATACAAAACACTTACTTAACTTCGGTGCTTGGACTAACGTAGCAGCAGGTGCTCCGTCAGTATTAATGTTATGTGACTTCTTAGGTAGTTATCCAAAGATTGCTACTAACACTACAAGTACAACAGTGTTAGGTGTACAGAACACTTTAACAAATGGAACCTTCACAGGTGCTGCTACCGGCTGGACATTAAACTCTGGTTGGGCATACAACTCTAACAACGTTGCAAAGAATACAAGTGGTACAGGTACACTCACACAAACTACTACATACACACCAGTAATTGGTAGAGTATATACAGTACGTTATACTGTAAGTGGTTACACAGTTGGTGGTACATTACAGTGTGCTTACGGTGGTGCCACAGCCCCTGCGCGTACAATAACAGGTAACGGTACATTTGTAGATATTATAACAGCTACAAGTAACTCAGCAGTGTTTAGCATAACACCTTCAGATGCCATACGTATTAATATAGACGATGTGTCATGTGGTCTTGGATTACAGAGATATACAGATGGTAAAGGAGTTAGAGCTTTCTATTCTATTAACACAACTAACGGAGCTAACGCTCAGAACTTCTTCTTGAAGTACGCTAACCAAAACGGTGAAGGTCTTAGAGACTTAGGGGCTGTTGTATCTAACACAGCTTCTGCTATCGTAGGACACTTAGGACACAGTGGAGTTGCTGCAGGTAACTTCGGTCCTTTCTTACCTTTTGCACAAGGTGACTTAGGTTTAGTAGATTGCCAGTCAGCGGCATTCTCAGCAGCATCAGCTTCAGCAGGATTTGTAGACTTAGTGTTAGTAAAACCAATTGCAGCTATTCCTATCACCGCAGCTTTCTACGCTTCTGAAAGAGATTTCTTAAATCAACTTCCGGCATTACCTGAACTGAAGAAAGGTAACTGTTTAGGATTTATAATATTCGCTGGTGCGGTAATACCTAACCCGTGTATGTATCAAGGTTATTTAACTGCAGCTTGGAGTTAATAAATGATTATAGGTAACACATATATTTATAAGAATAGTACCTATACTATACACGGTTACTATAGCGGTGTATGGGGATGGTCTGTTGGTAATCAAGCTAACAATCTAAACAGATATTCTTCTTTAAATAAAAATAACAGCATACCTTCAGGTTATACTCCTAACTATACTTGGGCTCCAGCTATAAAAGCTAATGGTCTTGCTGTATTAGATTACGGTTCCGGTACTGTATACAAAGCTTTAATGGCTAATGCAATAAATTTAGGTAACTCTACTTATGCGTTAGTTGGTCAAGGATCAGTTGTAAGCGCTAATCTACAAAACCTTGTTAAGATGTTAGCTACCGTAACAGGTACTGGTAGCGTTAACAAAGCACAAATGGCTAGTATCCTCAAGATGCTGGCGACTAATATTTCAGGGTCTGGTACAGTTACTAAAGCTAATATGGGTGCTATCATAGGCATGTTAGCTACAGCACAAGGTACAGGCAGTGTAAACTATGCTAATATACTAGGCAAGGCTTATATGTCTGCACACATATATGTTAACGAATCAGCTGCTACTACTGAACAATTGGTAGATGCTATATGGGACGAATTAGTAGCTAACCATAATACACCAGGTTCTACAGGCGAAGCGTTAGCAGATGCAGGGGGCGCTGGTAACCCATGGTCGTCTAGCACAGCTACAAATAACAATCCAGGAACATTTGGAGAAATGGTACAAGATATTAAAAAGACAGGGATAGGCTCACAAGGTCTTATACTTGGCGCATAATAATAGATATGATTACATTCATTACACTAGACAATATAATTACTGACTTACTCAACATAATACGTGGTAGCAAAGTTACACAAAGTGAAACTATAACACGTAGACAAGTCGAAGAGTGGATTAATCAGTATAGGGCTTTACTTATTAAACAAGATATGGATAAAGGCAAGATGCCTAATCCAGATTACATTCAAGAGATTCCAGGGTTGTTGTTGGAAGTTGTAGATCAATCTAAGGAGGTAGACCTCAAGTCAGAGACCTTCTTTCTGAGAACGAAGCTTGCTGTTCCTAAAACCTTAGACCTTAACTTTAAGCCGGGCTTCACATACCTAGGCACTATAGACGGAAACGAGATTCAACTCGTACCAGAGGGAAGGACTAAGTGGCAGAAGTATAAGCGCTTCACCGCCAACAACCCTCTAGCATTCTTACGTAATAAACATTTATACATTACTTATCCAACTCCCTTAGAGTCAATAACAGTACGTGGTATATTTGAAGTTCCAACTGAAGTAGGTAACTATATTAATCCTAATTCTGAAGTTGTTACACTAGAATACAGAGATGCTTATCCTATACCAGCTAACATGGTACCTGTATTAAAGGAGATGATACTCTCCAAAGAGCTTGGTATACTTTCTCAAGCACCAAGTGACAATAAGAATGACAGTTCCAACGAAGTGTCTGTAAACGCTGAGTAATGGGTATAGGCAAGAATAAGATACAGAATCCTTATACTATACAAGATAGTTACAAGGACTATTTAATTAAGTATCCTGAAGGTTCAGACTATTATTTAAAGTACCTCGAGTACAGAGATATAACAACCATGTTTCTAAAGCATATGACAGAACAGCTTGTTTACAAGTCTACTACAATATGTCTACCTTTTAGGTTGGGAGAGATAACAGTTGTTAAACACAAACCTGTGTACAAGTCTTTAAAGAACATGGTTATGGACTGGGACAAGTCCAAGGAACAGAACAAACAAGTACGACAGTTTAACGAACATAGTAATGGTTATGTTTACAGATTCTACTGGGATCGTAAAAAAAGCATGACTGATAATAAGACTGCCTACATATTTAAACCCGCTAGAGCAATCAAGCGTGAAGTTGCAAGACTTGTAAAGACAAGAGAAAATGATTATTTTGAAAGAGCATAATGAGTCTATACGGTAATGAAGGTAATGTTTCTTCAGCTAATAAGAATACTTATTTAAAGCTGGGTAAAGACACGATAAAAGTACAAGGCATACCTGGTATATCAGCATACGAGGTAGCTTTAGAGAACGGTTATGTTGGTACTGAAGCACAGTGGTTAGCATCTTTAGTTGGTGCTACCGGGGCACAAGGTCCATTAGGTTCACCAATGTCTGTATGGGTTGGTTCACAATCTTCATATAATGCTTTAGGCACGTGGGATAATTCTACTTTATATTTTATAGTATAATGTATATAGGTACAACACAATATAGTAATATTTATATTGGTACGTCTCAAGTAAATAAAGTATACCAAGGAACTATTGAAGTGTATTCTAATTTAGAATCTGAAACAGTTTCTTTACTTGCAAGAATGTCTAGTCAACCTACCAATTCTTTAAAACTGTTAATTAATAAAACTATAAAGGATTTAAAAGATGCTGGTATTTTCAGTAAACTAGATGTTTTTTACATACGAGGATTACATACAGAGCAAGCATCTCATTTAAATTGGGTGAAGAATGCACATAATTCTACTAACATAAATAGTTGTCCCTGGGTTGCTAAGCAAGGATTTACTACAGGTACTACTAAAAAACTAGACTTAAATTATAATAATACACAGAAAGTTAATTATAATCAATGTACTGATTTTTCAATAGGACAGATGGTTTACAATAAACCTAATGTAGCAAGCTCATCTGTTATAGGTGGGAGCACTGCGAATGGATTAATTAATTACGGTTCCTCAGCTAGATGGTATTATTACTCTTCTGCTACATATGCTGCCTATAGTGGTAATACAACAGAAGGACAATTTATGAGTTTGAATAGTTCACCAAACGGAAGTCTATACAGAAAGTTTTTTAGAGATGGATCATATGTGTCAGAATATTCAACAGCTTCTAACGTAGCATCAAACGGTTCTAATTATAACGAAATATATAACTCAACGTTAAATGGTACAAAAGCTTTTTTTCTAGGAGGGTCCTTGAGTAATTCCCAACATACTACTCTTTATAATATATTAGTTTATTTCTATAATAATGTAGGAGGAACATTTTAATGAAAATGATATTATTAAATTCAGATCAGGCTAATCAAGTACGTGGTAGATACGGAACTTATTCCGCACTTGATCCTACACAAGTAGTTGAAGGTTATTGTTTACCATTAGACGTATTAACAAACGATGAATTTATATCAATAAGAGAACTATTACTCACACTACCACAACAAGAGGTTACATTTATTGAACCTGAATTACCAATAGAAGAATAATTTAAATAATATGATATACAAACTTACTGAATGTCAGGGATTTACGAAATAAGAAATAAATTAAATAGTCATAGATATATTGGTAGTAGTATTGATATATGTAAGCGTTTTATGTCACATAAATATTCTTTGTGGAACAATAACCATAAGTCTATAAAGTTACAGAGAGCTTGGAACAAATATGGGGAACAACATTTTGAATTCAACATACTAGAGCTCTGCGAGCCAATTAAGGATACTTTACTATTTATAGAACAAAAATACTTGGATTTAAAACCAGAATATAATATATTATATGTTGCTGGTAGTTCATTGGGTTGTATTTGCAGTGAAGTTACAAAACTAAAAATATCTGTTTCAAAAAAAGGTAAAAGAGGAATTTGTAGACTTACTAATGAAGAATTAATAAAAGTTAGAAAAAAACAATCTATAAGTGCGTTAAATTCTTATAGAGTTAAGAATATGAAAAAAGCAATAATCATGCTGGATAAAAAAACAAAACAACCTTTAAAAGAATTTGAATCTGCAGTTGAAGCAGCTGTATTTTTAGGAAACCGAAATAAACAAGTAAACATAAGTTTAGTTGCTTTAGGAAAAAGAAAATCAGCGTCTGGGTATAAGTGGGTTTTTAAAAATAATAATTATGTTGTATAAAACTACAAGTGTAAAAAGAGTAATTGCAAAGGTCTTTACAGACTTAGATTTAAAAGAAGGTGACCACCGTATAACAGACATGATTGAATGGTGTGCTGAAGGTCTACTAAAGATAGGCGCTTTTCCATCGTTTATAAATAAGGTAGCAGGTAAAGACGGTAACCCCTTCCTTGAGGTATTTGACTATCAAGCTAAACTACCTAATGACTTTCATTCAATAATACAGGTTAGTTTCTCAGAGAATGTTACAGGACCTTATTATCCTATGATATATGGTACAGGTTCTTTTGAAGTAGGTAAGACAGTTAACGAGGTAAGCTCCATATCAAATGCCTTCCCTGAGAGTTCCTATGTAACCTTAGCTATGTCGCTGTACAGTTTGGATTATGACGCTGCTTTGCTTAAATTAAATGTAGAACCTAACGTACGGGATACACTTACTGTTATGCTAAACAGAATGTACCCTAGTAACGGTATAGGAATGGAGACGGAAGCCTATAACTACGATGGTACTTACAAGTATTTTATAAACAACAACTACATTAAAACCAACATCAGGAATGGTTATATAATGTTAGCTTATCAAGCTATACCGACAGACAATGATGGTTACCCAATGATACCAGACGATGTAGACTTCATAGAAGCTTTATACTGGTACGTAACAATGAAGCTACTTTATCCAGAATGGAAACTAGGTAGAGTACGCGATGAGGTATACTACGATGCTAGACGTTCGTGGAACTTCACATGTAAGAAGGCTTATGGTAATGCAATGATGCCTAATATAGATCAACTTGAGAGTATAAAAAATCAGTGGTTAAGGCTTATACCTGAGATACACGAACACGCAAACGGATTCTCAACACTAAGTGATCGTCAGATAATCTACAATAAGAATAAATAATGAGTGCTAAACAAGCTGTACACACGTTCCAGATGGGTATGGTCAAGGACTTGGATAAGTCTTTGATATCTAAGGAACGTTATTTAGACGCACATAACATACGACTTATAACTAGTGTAGGAGAGTCTACAGGAGGCTTAGAGAACATAGAAGGTAATAATAACATTTCTACTGCTTTAAGTCCTTGTTCTTTACAGACAGGGCACAGATACATTGTAGTTAAAGGTACTGCGACTTATAATAGCGTTGCTTATACATTAGGACAAATATTCACAGTACTATCCTCACCTATTATATTTACAGGTGCAGGAGCAATGGTATCTGACCTAAACGCTTTCACAGAAGATGACATGTATGTAGTAGGAAGTGTGACAATACGTGATACTATTGTATTGTTTCTAACTTCTAATACGACTACTACTCCTACAACAGGACATAGCAAGATAGTTAAATTTAAAATAGATGCTTCTACGGAGTCCTTCACAGACTTTGCAGTAGTATATGATGATAACTTAAACAACAGTGCTGGATATTTAAAATTTAGTACAGCATATCCTATAAGGTCAGTAGGCGCATATGAAACTCCTACTATACAAAAAATATACTGGTGTGATGGGTATAACAATATGCGTTATGCTAACATTACAGACAGTCTAACTACAGATAAAGACCCATACTCAGTTGGTGTAAACTATTACTTTCAACCAGACTTGTTTGAGTTTATACCAGAAGCCCTACTTCACAAGCCTATACTCGACAGATTATCCCCCGGTGCTATCAAAGCAGGGGTAGTACAGTATGCTTTTCAGTATTTCAACAACCATGGTGCCGAGACCTCCATATCTCCTTTAAGTAACACTATACACATAACCACAGATAATGATTATCTTTTAGGCTCTTACTACTATAAAGGTGAAGCAGATTTAAGTAAGACTACAGGTAAGAGTGTTCGTATGACTTTTACAACACCTGACAGTGCTAAGTATAGTCATATAAGGGTAATACGTCTTCACTATGAAACTATTAATTCTGTACCTACTATAACAGTTGTGGGCGAAGTTCCATTAACTTCTAGTCCTGCTACAATATCTTATCTAGATACAGGTGCTACCTCTTATGGTACTTATACACTTGACGAGCTTAACTTAGGGCACACAGAGTTATTTGGTGCTAAAGACCTTACTATAAAGGACGAACGTTTATTTGCAAGTAACATAACTAAAGAAGAATTCTCAATAGGAGATTGGGATGCTAGAGCAGTACGTTTTAACTCTTCTAATCAAGCGTTAGTTACAGATACTGCAGGTAACGTTACGATAAATCAGACATTCACCAACTGGTCAAGTTATTTACCAGATCACGACGGTATAAATCCTTATAATGATCCTTATAATGACGGTAATGCTACTTATGCGTACAAGTTTCAAAGCAATGGCTCTACTTTAGGAGCGGAAGGCCCTAACATTAAAATAGGATTTACCACAGATACTATAAATCTTGATAACAATAACAGTGGTAATGTGTTTTCTGCTGGTACTGAAGACCAAACAGATAATAAATCATATACCAGCTTCGCTAGTCCATACATGTCTGGTAGAAAGTCATGGCAACGAGATGAGGTATATAGACTATACATAGTATTCTTTAATGCACACGGTATAGCAAGTCCTGCTAAATGGGTATGTGATTTACGTATGCCAAGCTTGCATGATAATGGATACCATGCTTTATCGGTATTGAGTGGATCAAACATCAACACTACAGCTTTATACCCTACGGTTAAGTTAAACAGTTTCCCTACAGGAGCTGTATCAGCACAGTTGCTACGTATGGAACGACAAGGGGATGATCGTTCAATACTTACACAAGCTCTTGTAATACCAGTTGGTTCTGTATCAGCTGCTTCAAGACCAAGGGTAATGACGAATACCATAGCAGCTACAGGGAACATAGTTAAACTCGTATCACCAGAAATAAACGTTACTAAAAATATTTCAAAAGGGTCCTCAGATTACTTAGAGTATGTAACTTACTACCCATCTTGTCTTGTTACAGGTAATGCTTGGTTAAAGTATTATAAATGTGATACTAACGCATTGGTAGCTTATTCTGATAGTACAAAAGCTACTATCGATGATGCTTTGTATGTAGAACCTAGGTCTAACACTAATACTTTTTCATTCAACGCAACTACGTGTGCTAACTATGACTCTGCTACTTCTGCCTTAGGGTGTTCTGGTTTATTTGTACATCATACAAATGATACATGGGCTGCTGAAGGAGTAAGTCTTGTTGTTGTTAACTATAAAAGAGATGTACACGTGTCACAGTATGGAGGGCAATCCTTTGAATCAAGGGAGGGAAACATTGCTATACCTGCTTCCGATATAATTACGTCCACAAGTCCTACTTATACTGCATGGAATGGTGATACCTTTATAAACTTCTTTGATGTAAGCACACAACTAGCAGACCTTACGAAGACTTACAATAATACATTAAATGAAAATGTTTTTGTTCCTTTAGAAAGTTCTGTAAATTGTGACCTACGTCATGATAGAAGTTCTAGTAAGGCAGCGTTAGACGCTTATAACTATAATATACAAGAAGTAGCAGGCAAGTGGACTAACCTATCCGGTGATACCTACGACCAGAAGACTTCATTGTATCAATATAATACAGTCTATTCACAGGAATCAAATGCTAAGTTCTACGTTAACGTACCTACTTCCGTATCAACAGATACTGAGTTTGATTGTATGGTAAAGGTATCTAAAACTAAGATTAATGGAGAAGCTCAAGATTCATTCACGTTGTTTCCTATAAATGATTTTATAGAAGTTCAGACCAACCACGGTCCTATAACTACATTGTCTAATGTAAATGACAAGCTATTATTTTGGCAAGAGAACGCTTTCGGTGTACTTTCCGTTAACGATAGATCATTAGTTCAAGATAGTGGTGGAGCAGCTCTAGTACTTGGTACAGGGGGTGTATTAGACAGGTATGATTACGTTTCTGATAAAGTAGGCTCTACTAATAATCAACACGTTGTAGCTTCACAAAGCGGTGTGTACTGGCTTAATACTAAAGACAAGTCGATATATAGATTTACCAATGCTTTGGAGAACATAACCAAGAGTAAACAGATGCAGTCATGGTTTGAAGAAAGGCTGTCTCCTGCTAATCTACAGTACAATGTAATAAGAACAGTATATGATAAGAGGTACAATCAAGTATTAATGTCGTTTTATAATACAAGCACAGCGAACGGAGTAACCCTATCTTTTGACGAAAATATAGTCATAGATTCTTTCTCATCTTTCTACGACTATTATACTTATAAATTTATACCGTTTAACGAGGGGTATTTATCAACGAATCACGTATACTCTAATGACCTACTCTTCTATCATAACAGCCTGATAAAAGACCGTTGTGTATTTCATTCCTACATACCAGGGGTTGCAGCAAGTGAAACCCTGTCAGCATCACCTAAGTACAAAGACTCTACTATTAAAGTAGTATTCAATGATGACTACGGATACACAAAAGCATTTGATAATCTGTCTATAGTTTCTACAGTAACTTCTAATAACATAGAGATATATAACAGAACCTTTAACTCAATCAGATGTTATAACAACTACCAGAATACAGACTACTGTGACTTGGTATACGGAACTAACCTAGAGAGAGACGAAAGAGAATGGACTACATTCGTACCACGTAATGCAGTAAACAAGAACTACGATACCAATCCTGACGTGTTCGCAGCAGCAAACCTAGATAAGACTAGAATGTTCAATGAACGTATCAGAGAGAAATATATGATAACAGATTTTACATTTGTTAACACAAGCAATCAACGTTTAGTTGTACCTTATGTAACTGTTAAATACCGAGTAAGTTATAGATAATGAAGACGAGAAGAGAAAAGATATTAAGGCAGCCAGTACGTTATAGTGGTGGTATACCTCAGTACAGTTTAGGTGGTATACTTACAAGTACTGCTGTAGGAGCTGGCACTGGAGCTATAGGTGGGGGAGGGGTACTATCCGTTCCTGGTGCTATTATAGGCGGTGTTGCAGGACTAGCTACAGGTTTAGTAGACCACTTCAAAGAAAAGAAATTAGAGAGACAACAAGAAGCACAGCAAGCTTTAGTCGCTCAACAGATGGGCGCAGCTCAAGTAAATGCTGGTGGCTCTTTAAACAATTTTACAAATCCATGGATGGCAGCTAAAGGCGGTGTAGTACAAGGGGGTAGCCCTGTTAAACTACGTAATAAAGAAATGTTGATAGGACCTGATGGTACTGCTTTACCTACTGAGAAAGTTGGTGCTAGAAGACCAGTAGATGATACTACTGTTACTCTAGAAGATGGTACTGTCATTGTAAGTCCTGAGAATACAGCACAAGCTAAGGCTATTGCTGCTAGGCAGAAGCCTGAGATAACTAAATGGAATAAGGTACTTAACAGTAACTCAGCTACTCCATTACAGCGTAAGACAGCCTCGAGGAGACTAGAACAACTTAAAGCTGAATACCAACCGTTGATAGTAGCTGATGCACAGAAACGTGTGCAAGAAGGTGGTACACCTATGGGTGGTGGAGCAGCAGACTGGGGAGCTATAATGGGAGCGGGTAAAACGTTCTTGAAGAATAACGGTAAAGACTTACTTCAAGGTGCTGCACAGTTAGCCCCTACATTATACAATATGGGTAGGTCTATGCAACCTGCTGAGAATCTTAACCCGGCTGCATTTCAGAATCCTTTAGCCTACTCTGCCTTAGATACGATGAGAAATCGTCAGCCTAACATGACACCTGCTCTGCAGGCCAGTGATGCGGCAGTAGCAGGGGCTGACGCTAACATACGTTCTACAGCTTCTGGTCGTGGTCAATACATGGCTGGTAGGATAGCTTTAGAGAACGCAAGTATGACTAACAAGTCTAACATATACGCACAGGGACAACAGCAACGTAATCAGTACCTTGGTGAATACGGGCAGACACAGGGAGCACTTGGTCAGAAGATGGCTGATACTAATCTAATGGTGTCAGACCTTAATGCTAGAAACCAAGCAGCACAGCGTAACTTTGGTGCAGCTGCAGCAGGTCAGTTGAGTCAGTACTCACAGATACAGCAGCAGATGAACAACCAGAAGTCCCGTGATGATATGATGATGAATCAATACATGAGTTGGATGAAAATGTTCTCTGGTGGAACTGGTGGTTTTAACAAAGCTGATACATCTAACGTAGGATATAATTCTCCAGGTGGAGTTAACCCTAGTGCTATACGTCCTTACAGAGGAGGCATGGTACAACCCGATAACACCTTTAATACAAGCAATCAAATTGAGTTAGCTCCTAAAAATAATTGGACATGGCCGCGATAAACAGATATGATACGCCTGCACAGGCACAATTTATAAATACATATGTACCTATTCCATTTGACCAAATGGCTAAGATAGGTATGATGAAGCAGTCTCTTGTAGAAGAAGGAGATAAAATGGCTAATGACACACTAGCTTCTCTGTCTAATTTTCAGGTAGCCCCCTTCGACGAAAAGAATTATCTTGATGTTAGAAAAAGTTATGAGAATAAACTTAACGATTTATACTCTAACGCTGGTGGACCAGGTAATTATGAATTTAAACGTGGTGTTGCTAAGCTACGTACTGAAATGGCTATGGACCCTGTATTAAGGGGGATGCAATATAATCTTGGTCAGTATCAAACTGCAATGAAGTCTAAACAAGACGCGAGAGAAGCCAAAGCAACTATGGCAAATACTTACGAATTAGATAAATCCTTACAGGATATACATAATATAGGAGGTACAGTAGGTCTGATGAAAGAGGCTGGTAACAGCAAATGGACACCAGGTAATTGGTTTGGTAACTCGGATATAAAAGCAGGTATTGAGAAATACGTTGATAACGTAACTGAGTCATCCAATCAGTTTGATACTTTTAAAACAGATGCTAATGGAGCTTATATAATAGACCAGTCTAATGCTGGTAAATCTTTAAATGCCTTAGCAGCTCCTTACGGACTTACTTATGTGAAAGAGAAAGACCCTGCTACAGGTAAAACAACATACAAACTGTCTGATACAGGAGGTGCTGTACGTGTTATGTCTGATTTCTTATCTACTCCTGAAGGGGAACAGCTTATTAGAGATTCTAAAGCAGAAGCTGCAAAGAACGGTGGAGATGTAATGCAAATAGCATCGGAGAAATACTTTTCTCAAATAGGTAGCGCCATTAATGAAAGAGTAAATACTAAAGGTGAGTATAACATATCTTATGATCCTAAATGGCTATCCGATTATAACCGGAGTCAAGACGATAAACAAACTCCTTTTGTACAATTTCAATCGATGGGTGTACCTAAGAGTGACTTAAACTCCATGACAGCTATTAATGTAAAAACTAACGACCTTGATAAACAAGCTGCAGATGTAGACACACGTATGAAAGCTTTTATGTCTAAGTATGGAGTGGTTGATACCTTTGATTTTAATAAACCCGATGCCAAAGGAAGAATAGTAGGTAGGCAACTTGATGAGGATGGAGTAGAAGTAGGTGCCAGAATGAACATGTTCAAAGAAGAGAAAGATCAAATCGAACGTACTAAAGCTGCTATAGACAATAAACTATTTAAAATAAAAGATAAGTTAGGTCTTACAAACTGGAAGGTAGAGCAGGACTTTACTGAAAAGGAAATGTCTAAGATCAAGGAAGAGGCTTGGAATGAAGCACAACCTGGAAGCGAAGATACAAAAGGAGCTGGTCAAGACTTTAGTAAAACACAGTCTAAGTACAATGATATACTCACTAAGAAACTTGAGAATAAATCTAGAAATTACAAAAGATTAAACGACGCTCTAAAAGCAGATGCTGCCGCTTCTTCTGAAGTTGTAGGTGTAAGTAACCTTCCATCCAAAGCTGATTCACAGTACATGGAAGATCAATGGGGTCCTTGGGTAGCTGAGAACGGTAAAGGAACCAGACTAGGAGGAGGTTCTATGCTTGTAAGAGACATGAAAACTATGGAACCCTTAGATTCAAAAGAGTATGGTAAACTATCAGGCACTGCTAAGTTTGAGGGTGTGACATATAGTTCTACAGATCAAAGTTTATTGCTTGTATACAGACCTTATAAAAAAGATACCAAGAATAATATAGTATACGGAGACCCTGTAGTAATAACCGCACCTCACGGTGTTGAAACAAAACTTATAAACGCTGGTTGGGAAAACGCAGTAGGTATTGAAATAAGAAAGCAACTAACAGGACTTGAACGTAACTACGATAAAGAAAGTACAATTGGATTCGGAGAACAGTCTCTGAAAGTAAGAAAGTTAGAACCTTCCGATGCAGGATTTTCACCAACAGAGGCTAAATACGTAGTTATAGGAAAGGGTATTGAAAAAGTACAAGACCCTAAAACAGGTCAATATAAGGCTACAGGATTTGAAGGAGAGAAGGAATACTTAGCAACAGATTTAAGTTCAATTATAGAGTGGTATATGAGAGATTATCTACCAGCAAATTCTACAAAATAAGTGGATTAATAAAATAACATATGGCAAACATTTTACCTGGTGGGGACCTAATAAGTTCACAGAATAAAATATCACCTTCAACAGGGTTGGAGGGTAAACAAAAAACACCAGCTCTTCCTACAGAAAATATCGGACAGTTAAGATTTAATGATTCACAAACCATGCCTGGTGGTGAACCTACTAATCTTGACCCTACTAAATATAACTTCCACTTAAAAGTAGGAGCTGATAATCCTGAACTTAGAGCACAAGACCAGCCTATAGGACAAGAAATTGTATATGGAGCTGGTCGTCTTGTTGGTACAGCTGCAACTAAATTACTAGAAGGCGGTGGGTTTTTATACGGTATGGGGGAAGCTCTACTAACAGATAAGTCATTAGCTGAATCGTTTGATAATGGTTGGGTTAACTTCTGGGAGAATGCAGAGCAGTCTGTAAAGGATGCAATGCCTATATACCACACAAACAGATATAATCAAGGTAACATCTTTCAACAGATGGGTACTCTTGGTTTCTGGATGGATGACGCTATAGACGGTGTTGCTTTTCTAGTATCAGCTTACTTAGAATCTGCTGGTATAAGCATGTTGGGAGAAGCTACAGGAGCCTTTACTAAACTAGCTAAGACCTTTGCTAATACTACTAAAGCAGTACGTGAAGGTAAGATAGCTGCTGAGGCTTTACCTAAATTTGCTAATTGGGTTAAGAAGGCTGACCTAGTAACAATGTCTGCACTTAACTCTGGTATAGAAGCTGGATTTGAAGCTAAGGACACATACAATCAGTTACTTAAACAGGGGGTATCTAAAGAAGAAGCTGCTAAAGCTGCACGTGGTACATTCTTATGGAACATGGGTATACTAATGGTACCTAACTACATTACTAACTCAATGTTCTTTGGTAAGGCTAACACAATGTCTGGTCGTATAAAAAATATAACTGGACCTGATGGTAGACTTATATCTGAAGTAGCACCTATAACCAATGCACAACGTGCTGTGTCTTTTGGTAAAGGCATGACAGAGTCTATGGTTTCTGAAGGTGCCTGGGAAGAAAACATACAATTAGCTGTTCAGGATTACTGGCAGAAGAAGGCTGAAGGTAAAGAGGATCGTTCACAAATTGATGGTATCTTTAGTAACTGGGCTAAGAACTGGACAACAGACGAGGGGCAGAAATCAATAGCCCTTGGTATGATTATAGGTATGATACCTGGTGGTGTATCAGGTGTTAGAGAAGCTAAGGAAGATAGACAGAATGATGTGTACCTACATACTATGTTAGGTCATACTATTGCCTCTGTAAGTAAAGACCTTGCAAAGAAAGACATCTATCTTAAAGATGATAAAGGTCAAGTAGTTATTGACGAGAAAACAAAAGAAGCTGTTGTAGACCCTTTCAAGTTAGCTACTGTATTTGTAGCTACTTACTACACTCAAGCTAATGCTAAAGAAATGTTAGCTGTTGCCAATTCAAACAATCAAGTAATGGCAGATAGGCTTGAAGAAGAAAGAGTATCCTCATTAGCATATGCTTACATGAACAGTGAAGACGGTCTAGAAGCCTTCTCTACTGAAATGAAGAACTATGCTAGACAAAAGATTGAGTCTTCCAAAGCTAAGGGTGAGCCTATAGATGAGAAAGAAGTAAACAAGTTAGCTAATCAGTATATTGCTAAGGGTCAGCAATACAAAACCTTATTTCAGAATGTACAACAGGCCTTTGCTGGTTTGTATAACTTTCAGGAAAGTAAGACAGGTGATAAAGCTAAAGACACCGCCCTATATAATCTTGCTAATACTATAAAAGACCAAGCTGTTTTAAAACAGTTTATGGCTAGTGTAGACCAGATGTTTTGGGTAGACAAGGCTAGGGAAATAGAGTTAGATATAGCTAAAACTAAAGCTACATCTGTGGGTGAAACTGCCTTAGGTAAGGATCAGGTAGAACGTTTGCAGAAATCTTTAGACGCTGTTAACGGAATGATTAAGGCTTCTGAGAAACAAGTAAAAGAAGTACTTAACGAAAAGAATTGGCAGAAAGAATATAACGATCAAAAGAAAAAAATACTCGAAGTAGCTGATTCTAATACAGAAACTAAACCTACTGAAACAAGTACAGACAACGACTTTGTTACTGTTAGAGATAAAGATGGTAACGAGTACACATTTCAAGGTAAAGATAAGGAGGGTAAGCTCATACTTGTAAACAAAAAGACAGGTAAGGAAGAGACTTATACTCCTGAAGAAGCTACTGCAAAGAACATAGTTCTTACAGGTACTGTTGCTACTCCTATCAATGAGCATCTCGCTACTTTAGATAAGGAGATGGAAGAGCGTGGTACAGTAACACAGCCTGCATCTACAGTACATGAAGAGATTAAAGCTAGAGAAGCTGAGATACAAGCTCAGGTAGACGAAGAGGAGCGTAACAAAGCTCGTAAGGAGTCCATAGTACATGAACTCACTAACCGTAATGTTACTGAAGTTACAGGTGTTGAAACTAAAGAAGAAGTATTCAAGTTAGCTACAGGTGAAGAACTTGCTGCTAGATATGGAGATCGTACACTTGCTGCTATGACTTTGGAAGAGATATTCAAATCTCCTTTGAAGGAAGACGAGCTTAACGTAGTATACGGTAATCAGCATGGTACTTTATTCATAGACCAAGAAACCAATGAAGTAGTATTTAAAGCTACGGATTCTGGTAAAGAATACATTATAGGTAAGACAACAGATACTGAACTGTTCAGCGAGCTTAAAGCTTCTGACTTAGGTATCATACCTCTTAAACATACTATATTTGATATACGTCTTGATACTGATGGTACAGGTATAATAGTACAAGGTAGAAGATACGTACTTGATAACGATGACCTATTCTCAGCTATAGAAGAAGTAGACGGTGAGATACATGTTACGCTTAAAGATGTAAACGGTGTATCTATGACATTCACAAGTCAGGTATTAGCTGCTGAGTTAGCGTACACTATAGAGTTACTCCACGAGGCTAGAGAGGTAGCGTACGAAGCATTCCTTGAAGAACGTGAGAAAGCATTACAGTCGGATTTTGCTGTTGTTACTGATCCTAGCAACGGTATTGAGTATAATGTATATCACATGCCTGATGGTAGTTATAAAATATTATATAACACTGTAGATGAAAGTGTAAGTAATACTAAAACAAATAAAAATCCTTTAGTATACACCTCTGCTTCACAGACAACCTTTGTATTTCCAGCTAAGAAACGTTGGAATAACGGTAAGTCTGTAACTATTAATTTTAGACAGCTTCCATCAAAATTAAAGAATGGTAAGCCTAATCCTAAATACAACAAGATACTTAGATTGTACCTTAATGATCTAGGTTCTATTATTGACAAGGTTGCAGCGTCTTATATTGAAGCTGGACAACGTACAACCAACGACGAAAGAACTGCAATTAAAAACAAAATTAAAGATGAAATTAAAGAGTTTATTAGAAATACTAGACCCGCCACTGAAGAAGAAATTATTACAGCTCCCGGCACTTCAGAGATACCTGTTGTTAAAACAGAATCGAATGAAAAAGCTGGACAGCAAACAGTGGCTAAAACCCCAGGAGGGACTCCACTACGGCAAGATGGACAACCCAGTACAGACACAGCTACACAGAAAACTGGCAATGCCAGAAATGTCGAAGAGGTAGACCCTGAGCCTGAGAAGAAGAAAGGTCGTAAGAAGACTAACAAGGACGAGGAAGCTATAGTAGACGAAAAGGCTGAACAGCTTTCTAAGGAGCCAGAGTTATCTAACGACAATACTAATAAGAAAGACGAACTCGGTATAGAAACTGAGAACCTAGAAGATGAACTAGACAGTGCTGTAGAAAGAACAAAAAGAGAACGTAGTCACAGTAGTGCTCATCCAGCTACAGGTGTAGCTTATAAGGCTGAAGACAATACAGACCTTGACAAGTATCTTAGTAATCCTACAAACAATCTTAAAGGGTTTACACTAGTAGCTACTGTTGACGAGAACTATGAAGGTGACGACTGGAAGAAGGGTACTGTAATAACTAGGGAAGCCTTAGCTAAGACTTATAGAGATCGTTTCAATGAAGAGGACTATACAGCTCTTATAGACCGTGTACCTATCAAGCTAACGCTTATAGACAGTAACGGTAACAAGATGCCATTTGGTGGCATGTACCTACATACAAGTTCGTTTGCGGATGAAGATACAGTAGTTGTAACTGAGGAGCAATATGAATTATTTGAAGTAGACCCTGTTAAGTACGAAGCCTCTAGGAAGAAAATGATTGATGAGGAGCGTAAAGCTACACGCGAACAGCGTAAGGCTATTATGAAGGACTTGATGGACGGTAAGAAGGTTGTACTTTCTAATCTACAGAAGGGTGCTGGTTTAATCAGTCAGACTAAAGGTACCAATAGAAACATACTTGAGGTAACTAACAGTGCTGATAACGGTACTATGGCAATATCTGATGGTAGAAACACATTATGGGATGGTAAAGGTCCTAACCCAGTAGCTGGTAGAGCCTCTTCAGGTAACGTCATATGGGCTACAGAAGAAACAGCTAATGGTGATACACGTAACGTCAAACTTAACGTAGCTAAAGTTAGTGAGGAATCTGCTAGAATATTACTTAAAGCTTATCAACAACTTGTAAATTCTAAAGGTGGTCCGAATACATTGTACGAAGGAGACGAAGTTGAAGGAGGTCTTACAGTAGGCGAGGTTATAGACTATCTAGTTCTTGATGGACAGATAACTAATCAGAGTAACAAAGATACTAACGTACAGTATCATGGTCACTTAGTTTCTAAGACTTTATACTCAGACGGTGGTATACTATACTTCGGGGATAAAGAATTAAACTTACGTAAGAAACTTACTAAGGAACAGGAGAATGAATTTATAGATCACATAACAATGAATAAGAACTATATAGTTCCATTGAAACGTGAGAATAAATATCATAAGTCTGGTCTTGGTGGAAAGCTCGCACAGACATTTAAAATAGGTTCTATAACAGGTAGCAAAGGTGAATCGTATCAGTCCTTCTTATTCAGGAATGGTATGGTACTTACAGACCTTATTAAAGACCCTGCTACAGGTACTATATTCTCTAAACCTATGTTCTGGTTTGATCCTTACGGTGCTACTAAGACTGTAGCTCCAGAGGAGAAGAAGAAAAAGAAAACTGAGAAGAAGCCTGAGAAGAACGAGATTACTGAACCAGAGAAGAAAAAAGCTAAAGCTGTAGCCAATACTGATACCGGTGAGATTATACAACTTAAAGCAAAAACACTTGCTACACTACCCGCAGGTTCAGAGATATTTATAGGACTTAGAGGTACACAAGCTGTTGACGATAACGATCAGCCTATTGGAGAAGTAGACGATAGCAAATGGACAGAAGTAGAAGTACTTGCTAAGACTGTTGTCAATGGAGCTGGTAAAGTAGTATTCAAAGTTGTTACAAATAAGAAGAAGAATCGTGAGAAACTTGAGGAGTTTGACGGTGCTGAGATAGACGTTAAAGGACTTGCTACTATACTTAAAGATAAGTTCAACTGGCCAGTATATGCTGAGCTACCTAAGGAAACTACTGAAACTAAAGAAGAATTACTAGGTAAGCTAGAAGAACTTGACACACAAGAATTAAATGAGATTGATGGTGTAGACCCTTTTGCACACGCAGTTGTTGAAGGTAAACCTTACGAAGCTGGTGACTTAGACAAAGCTATAAAGAATCTACGTAAGAAACTAGGTCCTGGTTTTACCATCAAGACCGAAGAAGACCTTATACGTGTAGTAACTGAAACAGGTAACGTAATGGCATTTGGTACTTTCGAGAAAGACGCTATCACACTGTCTAAGAAACTAGCTAAAGGAACTGAATATGAAGAAGCTTTCCATAGGGTATCTTTACTGTACTTAACACCAGAGCAGCAGCAGGCTATATACGCTGAAGCTAGAGTTAAGTACAAAATGAAAGATGCTACAGATAGACAGGTTAATGAAAGACTTGCTGAAGACTACCGTGAGATGGAAACTCGTGGTGAGAAGATCGAAGGAGCTAAAGGAGTGTTTGGTAAAATCAAACAGTTCTTTACTGACCTTATAGACTTTATAGCTACAGTGTTCACAGGTAAACTAAGAATATCCAATCTGGACGTTAACAACTTGTTTAGAGTTATGGGTAAGAGCTCAGGTATGACTGGTAGATTAAGATGGTCTACGGCAAGAAAGAGTTCGTACGAACAACTTAAACGTGGTGATGTTTATACACATATAGTTAAAGGCGTACAACTAGAAAGAGTTAAGAATACAACGCAGCTTACTGACATAGTAAACCACTTAGTATTCACCATGATAAATCATAGTGGTGTTATTAAGACCAAAGACATTGGAAGTCTTGACTATATGGTTGCTAGAGAGGCTATGCAGAAACGTGTAGCTTGGTCTACTAAGAAGGCAGACGAGGCTAGAGCTTCTCTTAAGAAAGTTACAGCTAGACACTATGATGATCTTGCAGCATTCTATCAGGAGATTGTTGACAACTATAGTATCTACTTAGACTTGATGAAGAGTCAGTTGGAAGCATTAGGTATACGTACAATACTACCTGAGAATCCAGAGGATGAGACCAATATGAACGGGGATAACTTCCGTAGATATGAGAAGGCAGCCTTTGAATTAAATGGTAGAGACAATGCTGGGGCTGCTATTAAACTTGTAATAGCTACATTAAGAGCAACAGAGGAACTTAACAGTGAAACCTTACTAAATAAATTTGTAGACTATGACTCTATGTTTGATACTCTTCTTACAGACTTAAGTGAGATGGGTTCCGTAGAAGATATGATAGCCTCACTAGAAACAAAGACTACTATACCTTATAAAGACCTGCTTGCGAAACTTAAAGCAGACAGAGAGACAGACCCGTTCGATACTCTTACAACACAGTTCTTCCACGCTATGCGTAAGAACAGATATAAGTATCGTAATGCTCTTGCAAACAAGAAAGCTGGTAAAGCTGGTATTGAGATTGCTGATGCTGAGACACAGAAGATGGGTGCTTCACAAGCAGCTGTATGGGGGCAGGCATTCCTGCTATCAGAAGCTTTTACTAACGGTATGCCTAATAAGACATTCTTAACTAGTGTTATACACGATTATACAAAACTTTCTAATCAGGTAAAAGTAGAGTACACTAATAAGAAGAATAATGGTACTATACCTAACTACGATTCTCTATTCAATTCTACAATAGCGTTGTTTAATAAGATATCTATTCCTATTGATAAGGATACTCTTAATAACATATTGGATAAAGTAGACTCGTCTGATAGGAATAAAGCTCTGTATACTTTCCTTGTTGTAAAGAAGACAGCCCCAGTATTTGGTAACTCAGGTTCGTTTGCTAGACTTAGAGAACAGGGTAAGGTTACAAACAATAAAGGTGGTGAGATGTTACTTGACCACATCTTTAAGAATGAAAGCTTGTTCAGAGACTTGATAGCTCCTGCGTACGTTGAGATACACGGAGGTATGAAGACCAACACTATACTCGGACCAGACGGTAATCCATACTATCTACTGTCAGAGAATAGTTACATCACAGACTTATTTCATGCTATACGTAATAACCCAGATTACGGTGTAAACTACAATAGATTAGCTAAAGTAGGTTATAACGAACATTCCTACTATCTTAAACAACTTGCTGACCCAGACGTTAGAAAGAAACTAGAGGTAGTTATGTTCTCATACTTATCAGTTACTAACGCTAGAGATCGTGGTAGGTCTTACAAAGATATTAGTGACCTTGAAGATACAATGGTTAAGATAGGTCTGTTTGAGTCCGGTCTTGTTGTACTTCCACAGCTTGCTGATAGGGGTCACCTATATACAATGGCAGGTCTTAAGCCACTTAAGTTTAACTATCTGTACAATGATAAGACTGGTGAATTAACCTTACCACAGAGTGTAGTTGATACATTCTTCTACTATGCGGTTGATGAGTACAACCAGATACAGAAGGTTAAAAAGGAGATTGCTGATGCTAAGAAGAAAGGTACTGAGCATCTACTCAAAGAGAACTACCATTTCGACGCTTCTAAAGGTAGAACAGAAGAAGGTTATAAGAATGCTAACGGTCTGAAGTACCAGCATTTTACTGGCTTTAATGGTAAAGGATATGACCTGGGTACTAAAGATGTAAAACAACTTGGTATATATAAAGGTTACGTTAGGAAGGTACTTGAGGATCGTATAAATGATGCGATGCGTGACATGCATAAGCAGGGTATAGTTCTCGTATCTGAACAGAAAGGTAAGATTGCTTCTGTTGTAAATAAAATGTTTGATATAGACGCTATCAAACGTGAGTCTAAAGAATTTGGGGGTAACCAGGATATTACATTACGTAATAAGATTGCCAACTTCCAGTTAAATAGTATAATGGCTACTATAGAGGCAGAGAAGATGGTATTCATGTCACCTGCTTACTATAAGAATCTTGATGATAAAATTAAACGTTATACAGCTATTGCCTCTACAGGATTAGTATCTAGACTTAACATACCTAATAGCATACTACCTAACGATAGACTGCTTCACAACAACGATAATTTTACCACAGCTATACTTGCTACACAGAAGTACGACGCATTAAGTGTAAGGGAATACCTATTACCGAAGTTTATTAATATATACATGAAGAATGGTTACACAGCAGAAGCTGCAGAGAAACGTGCAGAGAAGGCTCTTAGTAACTATACTTCAGTAGACCCTACTGACGGTCAGGCTTATATAACACCTGATATGTTTAGGGCTTTAAGCATACGTCTTGGTGAATGGACTGAAGATAAGCAGGAGGCTTTCGAGTTATCTAAACTCGACAGAGACCTTACGTTAAAAGAACAGCAGATTGTAGACGACTTGTTTATGCAGCCGTTGAAGTTTGGTTACTTTGGCCCTGAAATGGGTCCTAACTCAGCTTCTCCACTGTACTATAAGATGTCCTTAGCTACACTTACACCACGTCTTGTAAAAGACACACAGCTTCAACACCTGTATGATAGGATGACTAGCGAAAGCGACCCTATAGATATGGTATTATTTGATTCGGCTGTTAAGGTGGGGGTAGGTCCTAAGATACAGTACTATGTTACAGATGAGGATGGGGTACCAAACACAGACTTGGTTAATATCTCTGATGTTGAAGACATGCCTACAGGCAATGCTTCATTCCAGTACTTACGTAGACAGACTATTACAGAGCCTCATAATGAGTTGAGGGATGTAGTAAAAACACAGTTCAGAAAAGTATCTTTATCGAACATTGACGATAATAGAAAATATAAAGTTGGTAATGAAACACTAACTGGTAAAGAGCTTAAAGAACAGAATAAAGAAATGATGAACGAACTATCTGACAGAGGTACAGATGAGTTCTTAAACATCATTGGGGTTGACAAGGAGACTATGATGTCTAGAGACCCAGAGAAGCTGTATGACTTTATACGTACCAGAGCACGTATGTCTGGTATGCCTGATTCATTAGTTGACGCACTTGCTAAACAAGCTGATGGTGAAAGATTTGAAACAGATGCTTTACCTGATAGAAAGTGGGTACAGTCTGCACAGATATCCTCACTTGCTAAAGGGTCAGTAGATTTGAAGATGCCTGGTACTGCTTTGATACAAATGGCTAACTTCGGTCTACGTAAAGCAGAGAAAGACGATAGTCTACAACTGATAGATAAGGATGGTTACATGGAAGCTAAGGTTTCCATAGAAGTATTCAGGAATGCTATACCAGACTACGCTAAGAAGACATATGCAGAAAGACTTGAGTATGCTAACGCAATGTTTGTTGGTATCGGTTACAGGGTTCCTACACAGGGTCTTGTATCTACAGTACCTTTAAAGATTGTAGGGTTTTTACCAGAGACTTCTACTGCTACTGTAGTTCTTCCTTCAGAGTTTACCACACTTACCGGTTCCGACTTCGACATTGACAAGTTGTACTTCATAAGGCACAACTACAAAATAGTAGGTGGTAAGCCGGTTAGAGTACAGTTTATGACAGAAGAGAACTCCTCTGTTGATAAGAGGATAGAGGCATACTCTCACGAAGCTATTGCTGACAAAGCACGTCAGATGAAGAAGGCTTGGTATGCTCCACTACAACAAATGTATGGTAAGCGTAAGGAACTTAAAGCTATATTATCTAAGCTTAGAGATGATACTGAAAGTATGATGGTTGACGAGTCAGACATTGATACAAAGTCTCCAGAATACATCAAGATGGTTAACATGCAGTCTAAGGCTATTGCTAGTATGGTTGGAAACCTTAGTGATGAGATAGCTAAGATGAGCAAAAAGCTTGACGAGGCTATAGAGGAAGAGAGATTAAACTGGATAAGCGATAACGCTATAGACTTCCTTGATTGGTCTATAATGAAACAGAATACCAAGGCTGCTATTGAGAATAGATTAATAGACTCATACTTCTCAGTACTCACAGCTAACGATCATATCATAGATAACTACATGCCTCTTGATGCAGCTACAGGATTACTGAAAGACTTAGCATCTAAAGTATCAGAATTGGAAGGCCATTCTAGAAATTATCCTTCACTACATACAGCTTCATATATATATCAAGGTGAAGTAAAACACAAGTATCTTTGGGGTAAGAAGGGTATTGGTCCTTTTGCTAGAGCTAACGTACATCATATCTTAGGTCAGATAGCTGGTATACATCTTGGAACCTATATAGGTGTAGGTAATACTATGGAGACTGAAGATGGTATGGTAACAGATTTGTCAGGTAAGGTAGGTAAAGACAGGGAGTCTATACTTGACTGGCTTTCAGCATTGATTAACGCCCACGTGGATATAGCTAAAGATGCTTATATCTTCAGCTTGAACGTAAACGACGCTACCTACAGCGTGGGGGAATTACTGGTGCGTGCAGGTGCAGGTGAACAGGCGTTCTTATTCCTTGCTCAGCCTATATTAAAAGAATACGCATTAGCTAAGAATAACTACAAAGGAAAACTTAGAGCTATTGATCAGAAACCTCTTAATTACATTACTAGTAAATATAAGAAGTTACTGTGGAACGCTACTGTAGCTGAAAAGCTTAAAAAGAAAGTTAAATCCGATGACGAAATATTCGATAACGATCGTCTGAAGAAAGACATTAATGAAAATACAAACCAAGACGCTGCCTTCTATGCAAGACAACTTCAAATACTTGAAAAGTTTGCTGAACTAAATGATATAGGTAAATACTTGTTTCAAGCAGTAGAAGCCACTACAGTTGATACAAAACGTTTTGGTAATAACATATCTGAACTACGTAGATTTACAAAGCTTGTAAACAAGGTACTGAAAGATAATGTCATTAAGAACATGGATAAACTGTTTGACATGACATTCATAGGTAACTACTATAAGAACAGTGTACAGCTTGGTCAGTCTATATTCAAGGATACCACAGTTATGGCTAGTGATTGTGTAACAGCTCTTAGCGATCGTATCATGGAAGAGATAGGTGAAGCCGATAATGTAACTCAAGAAGGACTGTACATACTTAACTCTATAAACGACGATATATTCTCAGGTATAGTAGGTAGATTTATGGTAAACAACATGGGTGTAAAGCCTGATACACTTAGCAGTATGTTGTATGGTGATAACACTATGGTAGCTAGACTTAATAAGATTAAAAACAATAAGTTGTATTCTGATAATCCTTTTATCAAATTATTACAACCTTCTATGTCGTTTAGACCTGGTATTCCAGATATAATTATAACTTTTACAGCCACAGATGTTAAAACAAAATGGGCTAAAGACCGTATAATTGATGGGTGGGCTGAGTTAATAGCATCGGATAATAAAGACGTTTCTGATTTTGCTAAAGATTTAGTTACATACTCGTTCTTTACTTCAGGTTTTAGTAGGTCAATATACTCTATATACAACTATGTACCCCCCGTATATCTTAAAGAGATTGGATTTTCTAAGTATATGAAGAACATGCGTGTACAGTTTAACGACGTTAACAACTACGCTTTACTTGAATCAGTACATGACGACATATTCCAGAATGCTTGGGATGACGATGATATGGTGCCTAGAGTAAGTCACACGGATGTTGGGGAAAGTCGTAAACCAAACGGTGAACGTTGGGGAGAGAAGTATCCTATGCAAATAAGCATACGTTTTAAGACAACTATAGAAAACCTGCACATAGGATACAACACTTTTGGTGAAAGAGTATTTAAACCATTTGTAAAACTTGTTGGTGAAAGCGGTCAGAAACCTATACTTTATAAGTATATGGGTTACATAACCAAAGACGGTGTAGTAGAACCTGTATATGTTATATCCAAGAAGAAAGGATACTGGGAGGCTGGTAAGAAGGTAGTTGAGTTTGGTCAGGAGAGAAGCGTTATTGAAGGTAATGATACTAAGGATTTACCTGGTGATTTTGATCCTGATTCAATAGGAACAGAGAAGGGTACAGATAGAGTAGTATATGACTTTCGTTCATTCCAACCTATGAGTATGTTAAACTCACAAGTAGCAGTTCCTATAGGCGAAGACGATATATTTGATACGTCTGATTTATTAGAACCTGGTGAACTGCTTGAAGACTATAGTCAGACAACAGGTGAAACCGTAGGTACAAAAGTAGACGGTCTTACACAGCAGAAGATAGATGAAACAAATGATAATTATAAACACTGTAATATCTAGAATATGAAAGGTATATGTCCTAATATAAATTTGAAAGAGTGGCAGGATTCTGTTACTAAATACGGTAAAGACATTGCTCTTATCATATTTGATCAGCTTGGTGGTAGGGTTCCCTCAGAAGGGGAACTCAACGTCCTAGCAAAAGAAGGTAGTCTTGACGCTGGTCATAACCAACGTGTGTGGGATGTCAATAAAGCTGAAGGTTTAGTGGACACTAAGAAGTGGTCTACAGTTGATGGGTTACCCAGACCTGATACTAAGTATTTCTTTAGGAAGAAGGCTGATGACATGGTACGTGAACTTAATACACGTTACGCTCTTGAGAAAGGTGAGATGTACTTTGAACGTGGTACTCCTGTAAAAGGTAAGTTCCCTGTTAAAGCCTATGATAGACGCTTTGTAGGCGATTTAAACGAACTTCATAACTTACATATAGTACGCAATCAACAGCGTGCTGATCTCGCAGCAGAAGACGCTGCACGTAATGCTGAAGCCAATGGGTTGCCAGAAGAAAGTCGTAAACTTCAAGGTATACAAACAGAGCCAGAAACTAAAGAAGGACTTAAGTCTAAGATAGCTGTATTACAGAAGGCTATACCTTATATTACCACAGTAATGTATGACGAGACTATAATGTCTATTGCGGTAGTTGAGGCGGGGGGTAGGACTATACGTATTAACCCTACACTTATGACTACGGATTCAATAGGCCATGAGTATGGTCACGTACTTATAGATATACTAGGGGGTATGTCTAACCCCATGATTAAACTAGGTAGAGAACAGCTTAAAGGTTCTGACATAGAGAAGTCTGTAATGGCTGCTTATCCTGAATTAGTACAGCGTAATGACGATAGAATAGACAAAGAGATACTTACTACAGCTGTTGGTTTAAAGGTAGCAGAGTTGTTTAAAGACCAGGAACAGCAGAATAAATGGCTTAGATGGCTTGTACGCTTCATGCGTAGGCTTAGGGCCATGTTAGGCATAGAGAGTTCTGTAGTACTTGATCTTGCACAAAGACTAGTATATGGTGAGGAAGTAAAGACTAAAGAACGTGCTTCAGTTGAGGACAAGCAAGCTGGTATGTATATACAAGGTGCTGTGTCTAGATATGACCAGTATAGTAAGAAACTTGGCGACTCTCTTACACTTATTGATAAACTTATTGTAGAGGAAGAAAAGTTACAGACTAAGGCTGTTAAAGCTTTAAGTAAGAAACTGGAAGTCTATTCTAAGAAAGGTAAAGAAACACCGGAGTATAAAGCTTTGGAAGAGACTATGCCTCGTTTGCAAGGACTTAATCCTACAAAGAGTTTGATACATATGATTCGTTTTGCTGTTGAATCAACTAAACAGATGAATGATAAGTATATTGAATATCAGAAGAACGTTAGATATCCTAAGAACAAGGAACTTAGTCAAGGTAAGATACCTAATGCTGAACCTATGACTGCTAAGCTACTATCAGAGTGGCGTACATCAGTTGCTTCATGGGATATGCTAGAAGACCTTAGACGCTTATACGACGATGTTAGAGGACAGGTAGATGCGTTTGGTGAGGCTTCTGACCAGAAAGCGTTGACACAGATGTTCTATGAGAACAAAGCTTTGTTACAAGCTATTATAGGTGAAAAGGAATTCAAGAAACTTACAGGTGGTAAAGTAGTTAACATACTTGATTTACTTATACCAATGCTTGATGAAGCTATCGCTGTTAAGAATAAAATACAACAGTTATATATAGACAAAGGTAAAGAACTTATTGTTGACTACCTATTTCCATATGTTAATCACGTTAAAGTACTTAAGCGTGAGGAGTACGAAAGAAAGTGGTTAGACATGACTCCTGAAGAACAAAAGGGTCTTACTAAAGCTCAGTACATAATGCAGCAGCTTAACGAGAATCTACATCAAATTGAGAAAGAGACGCGTGATCTTATACTACGTGAACTTGGTAAAGCTGAAGGAGATGTAGGATTCTTAACTAGATATATAGACACTATACTTGATAGTAGAGATGTTATATCCTCTGCTTTAGCTAGAGCTGTATTTGATATACAGGAGAAATCTAATCTACAGATACTTGAGTATAAGTATCAGTTTGTAGATAGAGTAACAGCGTTAGAGAAACAGTTAGGTAGAACCATAGGTGTACCTGATGAGAAATTCTGGGATTGGATGATTGAGACCGACCCTGATACAGGTAGACCATTACAGAATATTATATCGTCACTACCTTCTAAACTTATCAACGACTTCTGGGATTTATATAACCAGGTAATGTCGGATACATATAAGAACAACAACGGTATAAAACCTTCTGACGATCAGAAACGTAGAATTATATACGAGTGGAAAGAGAAAAATGCTCCTAGAGACAAAGAGGCTTGGCTTAATGCACGTATTGAGCTGGCTAATAAACTACAGGAAGAAGGTATAATTACAGACAAGGAGAAAGCTAGATACATCAGTAACGCTAAGGTAACTACTAGAGAAGTACGTGTACCTATAGCTAAGATATTTAAGACACAAAATGCTAGGGATATAGTAGATAGTTTTGAGAGACGTAACGAGTGGACATTTAGAAATCCATCAGGCTACTATAAAAAGATTAATGCTAAGTGGTACGCGTTAGAAGCCATACGTAAAAGTAACCCTAATGACGAAAGAGTTAAATTCTATGACTTTATAACAGAGACAATAGATCAAGCCGCAGCCAGACTTCCAGGTAAATACTCTCTTACTACAGAACTACCTTCTATGATGAAGACTATGGGTCAGAGATATAAAGCATCTGGTGCATTAGGAATGTCTAAAGCAGACTTCTTAAAGTACGAGTTTAACGCTAAGTTTAAAAAGCAAAATACTGACACTGATAAAGGTGGATTACTTAACACTCCTGACGAAGAATTAAATGCAGTAGGTAAAGAGAAGAAGGAAGCAGCTAAGGCTGAGGGTGTTGTTGAAGGTACTGAGAAATCAGAATTAGTAAATGAAGCCAATGAGCCTGTGTACTTCTTACCTATTTACTACACACAGAATAAGACCCATGATGTTGGTCAGAAACTTCCTATATACGATCAGTCTTTTGATATAGCTTCACTATATTTCAATTACATAAAAATGGCTGTAGACTTCGGTAACAAGTACGAAGTATTAGCCGAGTTAGAAATGACTAACTACTTTATTAACGATCGTGATGTTATACGTAGAGATGCTAAAGGTAACATTATCACAGATGCTACTGCTAAGAAGATACGTAGGATAGGGGAGAGCATTAGAGATAAAGCCCTTGTAGATTCAGGACGTAAGTCAATGCTTGCTGCTCAGGTAGCAGACTTCTTAAAGGCTAACATATACGGTATGGAGCATGATGAGGAACCAGATGTAAATATATTTGGTTTCACCATGGATAGAGCTAAAGCTTTAGATGCTTTAAACTCGTTTACTGCTCTTAACATGTTAGGTATGAACTTCGTTGCAGGTATAGCTAACGTTAACTTAGGTGAGATTACTCAGATTAACGAAGCGTTTGCAGGACAGTACACTACAATTAAAGACTTAAAAAATGCCACAGGTTACTATTATAAGAACCTAGGAGGCATCATGAATGATATTGGTATGAGGAGACCTACAAATATAGTAAGTCTCTTAAACGAGCGCTTTACCACCTTAAACGAGGAAATAGACGGTAAGATTAACATCAACTCTCGTTTTGCTAACTTAATGAACACTAATACACTGTTCTTTACATCACACGCTGGTGAACATTATATGCAGACTAGGTTCATGTTAGCGATGTTAAAAACACTTAAAGCATATGATAAAGATGGTAACGACCTTGGTAGTATGCTCGATCATATTTCTGTTGACGAGGAAACGAATAGACTTAAAATCGACGAGAAGGTTGCTAACTTTACTGAAGCAGACCAGACAGCGTTTTCAGCACGTATGCACAGAGTGCTTACAGCGATGCATGGGGAATACTCCAAGATAGGTCAATCAGCACTACAACGTCAGGCATTAGGACGTATGGCTATATTATTTCGTAGGTTTATAGTACCTGGATTCAAACGTAGGTGGGAGAAGAAAGGTATAAACAACTTATTAGATGATAGTACTGAAGGGTATTACATAACCTTTGGTAGATTAGCTAAGCAGTTTATGGTTGACTACATGCACTTTAAGTTCGAGGCTATGGAAGCCATGGGCAGAAAGGGTAAGTACAAAATGACGGATATGGAACGTGCTAACATGGTACGTTTGGCTGGGGAAATGACAGCTTTCGCAATAACAGTTATAATGGCTGCTATACTTATGAGAGCTAAAGCAGACGATGATGATAAAGATAATCTATTTTTAAACAACGCTGCTTATCAAGCAATGCGTTTACGTGCTGAGTTATTATTCTTCTTGAACCCAATGGCTACAATGCAGATTCTACGATCACCAATGGCTACAATGTCGTTATTAGAAAATACTTTAAAGCTTATGGGACAGGTAATGTATCCTTTATATAGTGGTACGCTTGAATTTCAAGAGTATCAGCAAGGATCGTGGAAGGGCCATCTTAAGCTTGCAAAGACCTTTAATAATATTTTACCCGTGTATAAGCAATGGGATAGAGTTACGAATATCGGTGACCAATTATCGTGGTTTCAACAGTAATTCATCATATAAAATGAAAAGAGGCAGGCTCAACATGAAATTACATCCACGTAAAAATATTAAAAATGCGATATGCGTATTATGTAATAAAAATAAAGTCCGTTGTAAGGGAAGACATAAAAATGGGGATTTTAAATATTCTAAACATTGTTTAAAGTGTGATGAAACTCTATATCCTTCTAAATATTCAAGACGTAATCGTATATTACAAATAAAATATGGTATTACTTTAGAAGATTATAATAATATGTTTACAGAACAACAGGGATGTTGCGCTATTTGTAAAGAGCACCAATCTAATTTAAATATATCACTAGCTGTAGATCACGATCATAAAACTTTAAAAGTAAGAGGTCTTCTTTGTAGAAAATGTAATTTATTATTAGGGCATGTAAAAGATAATATACATCTTTTAAAACAATCTATTTTATATTTAGAAAATATATAAAAAATATTATTTTTAAAATGATAAGGGGACTCCGCTCAACCAGAAGCAGAATCCCCTTTTTCATTTATTATCAACGTATAACCAGGAAACGCCTATTCTACTTCATTCTCTTCCTTGTGTTCTAATACGTATGCTCGATACATTTCAGATTGCGGAAAAATATTATAGTAGTAACTTATCACCTCTTTTTTAATACTTGCTACATCTGCGTCAACTAAGAAACGCGGAAACTTTGCAGTCTCATACTGTGTAATATAGTTAACAAAAGACGTAGTAAAAATTCCTGTTAGAATCGGCTTAGCCCGTAAAGGTCTAATCCAACTAACTACTTGCAACGGGGAAAATTTCCCCGGAAGTTCAACTTCTTTTAAATGTATCAACTTAAGATTAATGAACTCGTTCTGAACCTTCTCCTCATAAAAGAAGTTTCTCACAATTTTCTCTCTTAAGTTATCATACATTACTAAAGGAGCATATTGAAAATCTCGTAGGACAACATGTCCTATTTTCACAGTCTCTGCAAAGCGACCTGCCATAGAGAGTATCTCATCTCTTTCGCCTTTCGGTGTCGTATTTACTTCACGTTCGATGTTACGAATAACACCTACAGTTAAGTATTTGCAATTGTCTGTCACCCATGATGTGAAATCGAAAATGGTTTTAAATTCTTGTTTTTTGTAGTCGTCATAGTCCATGTTTAAGAAAGCAAAGGCTTCTGATATATCTTCTGTAAGTGTGATTACTTTAACAGTCTCTTTCTTTCCATAAGCATTTGTGTAATTTCGTATACGGTATAAGAAAACAATTCGTTTCTCACCCGCTATTCTCATGCCAAATAAAGTTAATATTCGGCCGAGTATTAGATACATTAATCGATCATAATTGTTCATAAAGAGATATAATAAAAAGGAGAAAGTGAAGTATGGATTCCTTAAGGGCGACTTTAACGCACAATCTTCTAGTCTTTCTCCTTTCTTTTACTTAATTCGGATTCATGTAAATTTCTCTTGACAGAACTGGCTTTGGCCAATACTCATTCTCAGCACAACTGTCACTATCAATGATTAATTCTCCTTCTTTTATAGATTCGTTAGCGTAAAGAACTCTATAAATAGTAGAAGTTTCGTCTTTGATATCCCAGAATTTTAATATCTTGAGTTTCAAATCATTACTGAATTGAGAATATTTACCTTTTAAAAACAGTTGAAAGTCTTCAACATGTTCTTCAGGTATATCAAGTACATACATAACTTGGTTTTCATCACCATAGTCATAGTCTGTATTAAAATCTGACATAAGTTCTAATTTTCTTTCGAATTTTACGAACTCGACAGTCATTTTATAATCATAAAGTAAGAATATCTTCTTACCTAATTGAGGATGGTTACCATCACCTATGTAACAGTTTTCGAAATTTTTTGTAATGAAGAAATTATCATTCCTATCCTTCGAATACAACATCGGCAACACGAAACGGGTCGCCTGAGTCATACTCAATTCTTTCATTCGATTCGTTACTGTATTCATCTATAAGATTTTCAGTACCGTCACCTTCATAGTAAGCGCGTGAGTATTCCCACTGGTTGGTAAACCAATGCCAACTTATCTGTGTCATAAGGGTATTAATCTCATGAACTTGCTTATTATATTCTGCATCAGAAAGTTTATACACACGACACTCGTATGGGTCTTGCGTGTTCACTGACACTATGTAGGCTTCGTATTCGTAATCGTCTGGAATTTGTTTTGAATGTTGGACAGCAAGTCTATAAAAGGCTAATTGTCTCCAATAATGTCGATTCGATATTTGGTCTGTCATATCTCCCAAAGTTGACGTAGTCTTTAGATCGACTATAGTAACTTTCTTATTTATACGATCGACGACAAGCCGATCTATAAGCGATTTACACTTTAAAGCTTCTCCATTGTAATAGATTGGGTATTCCCAGTATATTGCAAATTCGTTGCGGGAAAAAGCAGCATGGATCAAATCGTCATTTAAAAGAGTGTTAGCCTTTTTATGACTTTTAATTGCATTTGTGACGGTTGTTATTAACTCTTTTCGTGACTTACTTAGTACTTCACGGTAGTCTCCTCGAACTTCGAGGTATTTTATATACTCTGAGTTAGTTTCGTAAATCTTTTCGGCAGCTTTTAATTTAGCAACTGGAGTCATTTTTTCTGCTATATAATTACTTTCATACGCATAAACTAGAGAAGCTTCGTGTGATAAGGTTTCATTCTCATCAATATCTAAAGCACTTTTTGTTTTAGTATATGTTATATAATCTTCACAGAAACTTAGTTGCTGTTTACTCGTAGGAGCTTTAAAATCTAAGTAAGTATACATCTTCTCAAATTCCTCTGGTTCTAACAAACTCAAATGAAGTTGCTTGCCTAAAAAAGAATATGACTTCTCTTCATCAGCAATTTCACGATTCATTCTTTTCCAACAATATTTTGGAGAAACTTTAAACCAAGTTAAAGTAGAGTTTGATATATAGGGAACTGAGTAATACTTCTTTTCATTCATTATAATAACCTACCTTTTAAGTTATTTACTATTTCTAATACAACCTTCTCAACATCTTTCTTATTCCTAGGTAAATATAAGTCGTAGCGGAGTTTATGCGTCATTAAATGATGTTTAAATAGTTTCCACCGAAGTGGGAACGCGTCATTCATGAAGCCTTTACACTCTACTACGAAATTATCACCTACGAAATCAGGTGTAAAAATCATTCCCCTGACCTTTTCATCTTGGTAGACAAACGGATCAAGTATTTGAAATTTAACCACTTCATATTCGACAGGTATGTTGTTTTCTTTTAAGAGCTTATAACAGTACATCTCCAACTTACTTTTGAAGTTGACACTGTCATATTCAAGGGGAGTGGCATTTTTTACCTTCTTGTTGGATGTTGAGTGGCTTTCTTCACCACTCACATTCATTTATTTTAGGTTAAAAAAGGTAATTGGGTCGAGACCCAGGATGATATTTTAGTATCCCATTTGGCGTCCTCTTTTATGAGCCAACCATCGGAATACAAACTGTATACAAATGTAGTGCCGCCATCTTCAACTTCAAGTTTCTGCAATAAAGCGGGAACTTTAGTATCGTTAACGTAATCATTACATATGGTACAGTACATTCTTCCTTCATAAGGTAAGAAATAAACGTTTTCTATAACCGAGCTTTTACATTTACTGCATTGAGCTTCACCGGTTAACATAAGAGCTCTAGAGCCTTTATACGAATAAATCTTATACTTACCCTTAATAACATCATTCTCAGCAAATAAATCATATTGCTTAGAATTATTACCAAAAGTTAAAGGAGGAAAGCATTTTAACTGCCGTTGACCAATAGGTGTAGCAGCTCCGGTTTTGATAACATCGCTAAGTAAACTATCGCGAATTGTCTGACCGGCTTTTTTATAGGTATATTTATACGTAGGAATATTCGCTACGTAATCAAATCTTTTTTCTCCGTGTTCAATAAGGATGTCATACATTAAGTTGTAGCATATATTAACATCACTTATAGAAACGAATTCTATACTACTGTGTGGGTTATGATAACCACATGATAGGTTTGTAGTACTAACTCCGATACCTCCGGATGTAAGTACATCAATATCAGTATATATACCAATAGCATCTTTATAACCATACTTTTCTAATATAGGATCACAGGCTTCAAGGAATTCTTTACTTGATATTACAATACCGTTAGAGACAGTAATAGTATCACTGTTACCTCTACGGTCAGCCATAAGTGCAAAGTTACAATCATTATACCAGTCTTTGTGATGTTTCATGGAATAAGTTGAACCTTTACATCCAACTTCTTCATCTCTGAAGAATACAGCTTTCATTACAGAAATGTCTTCAAGTAGTTGTAACGTGATATACACTCCTACTTTATCATCTCCCCCAATACCGCATTGAGTGCGTTTAATAGGGTCAAATGCAAACATAGTATCTCCATCTCTGAAGATGCTAACTTCTTTTAATACATCGTGGACAGTATCAGTATGTGCAATAACGCAAGGATATCCCTTAGCTTCGCCTTTAGTCACATAGATATTACCATATGTATCTTCCTGTACAGTGACTTCCATATGACTAAGTCTTTCACGTATGAAAGATATCATATTTTCATCTTTGTAGGATTTAGTTTGGATTGCTAAGGTTGATGTCAACTTTTTAAAGTCAATCCTATTTTTGATTTTTTCTGTTTGATTCATTTTTTAACAAATCTTAGATGTTTAAAAGGTATTTTGATACCCTTGATTGTTACACCATCACAATGAATATTCTTAATAGATATATTGTAAACTCTTGATTTACGTATGTCCATAAGAGATTCTTTGAAAGGAAGAATAGCTAATTGAGATTTAAGTTCATTTAGGTATTCTGGAGTTATCCGGACAAGTTTTCCACCATACATTCTTTTGTATATAGCTACCTTTATAAAGGATTGAAAACTATTAGATTTTATAATATCTTTTAGTACATAAGAGCGTATCGAAGATACGTACTCACTGTCTCTTTTCAATATGTGCATTTTATGATACGTAGAATACACAACGAATTGTTTATCATAGTAGTGTATTACATACCTATAGAGATGGGAAGTTTTTATGTTTTTGTTTACTAAAAGAGTAGGAACTATGGAATTGTATTTCTTTATTAGAGTATTTTCACACCATTCTGCATCAGTACGTTCATTCTCATTGATTGTAATTATAAGTTTACGATCAACAATGGAAAGTTTAGGTTTTTTAATGATAGCATACTTATATAGACTACCCATAATATCACTGCCATAAGAGTCTTTTAAAAACTTTAATTTCTTACTGTTGTTACAGCGAAATTTATGTTCCGCATCAGTATACATACCTATACCACCTATATAATTAACGCTTTTTACAACATAATTTAAATTTGTGCTTTCCAGATAGTTAGATATATACTTAAAATCAGGCGATAGATATTTATTAATAACATCTATATAGGCCATACTATCTAAGTAAGGTCCTGTACCTGCTTTTAATTCAATCGTGTTTAATTTAACTATACAGTTATGAGAGAGTGGTATACCATACTCTGAACTAGTTGTACTATGGATTGTGAGATATCCCTTAGCTTTACAATAAGCTGCAAGCTTTACACCATGCTTCGAAGAAGCACAGTATATACGATCAGAGAATTTTATTCCATCAACACCTTCCCAAAGCACAGCTCGTGCTAATAGTTTCTTATCTTCAATTAAAGAAAGTAGAGAAACATGGTCAGGATTATTGGCATAGAATCGAATCTGTTCTGTAGTACTGTCGTGTCTCATACAGCTACCACCTAACGAACCGTCTTCTTTGTAATAATAATTCTTTGAATTGTAGAAATACGTAATCAATTCCCCTTTTAACTCAAAAATGTTTTTTGATATTTCATCCTTATTTTTGTTGGAAGAAAGCATTTCTGAATTAATAAAATCAGATATTTCAACGATTTTACCCATATCCAAATCTGGTAGTAACGATATTAGAATCTTAGAAAGTGTAATCTTTTTAGATTTAAGATTAAAACTTTCGAGTATTTCTTCTCCTTCAGAGTGATAGGTATCACTATTGAATTCATTATACAATTCTTTTAAAGTATTGTGATCATAAGATTGTTTACTTTTATCGTAACCAAGACTTTTTAACATGGAACAAAACTCTTGTAGTTGGATTCCATAGAATACTCCGTCGTTGTAATAAATGAAATTAATAAAATTATTTAAAACGGTAATTGATTTTGGAAATTCGTAACGTATCCAATTAAATGCGAGTACGTTTTCATCTTTTCCTGTAGTAGATATTTTTAATCTTGCTTCACCAGGTACATTAAAAACAGGTTTATCTGGTATACAATTAAAGTCTTCATCTTCAAGGTCAATTACTGGATTAGTCTCTATATGAGAGTTATTTCCAAACATATAATCAAGCATGTCTAATTGAGATGTTGTTATATATTTTCTTGTAGAAAAATAATTACGAAGATTTGAAGTACTTATAAGACCTGTAGGTTTAAATACCACAGTACATTCTTTATCCTTTTTAATAGGAAATAACTCATTTACGAATTTTGTTTCTTCAAATTTAACAGTAGTTGCCATACTAAGTTATATTATGTATAAAAGATAAAAATTCATTAATGATAGTTATATATACTATATTATTATCTCTACGGTCCTGTATTGTGTATCCAGTAAACCAAAAAGAACTGTCTTTTAGTGAATGACGATTATCCCATATAAATTTACAAAGTACTCGATTACTCTGATTAATGGGAATTTCAATGTTTTCTTTTTTGAAACGTGCTATAATCATGAGGGCTACCTCTGTTTTATCACCATTTTCAAGTCGCACAGTAGTTGATACTACTCTTTTAATATGAGCGCGATATCTCTGATTTGCCTCTATCTTATATGACACTGTTTCAACGTCATCATAATAGAGTTGAGATGGTCCAGGAACAAACTCTCCTTCCAACTTGTATACAAGAATGGTAGTAGAACTGTCTATACTGAATATCTCAGCTACGAATTTTTGTAGCTCGATTTCGTCTTTTACAGTACCTTTGGATGCGGTACCGCAATTAGGTAATGAACCTACAACTTTGTTTGCAATATCATATCTCCATTTATAGATATGATCTGTATTGAATACAGGAAATACTACGTCATATACAATAAACTTTAAACTCGTAAACGGAGATTTTGTTTTATTGTAAAGAGCATGGCGACACTGTAAGAGACTTGTTAGGTCAGGACTTACTAATGTTCCAAGTGCAGTAAGTTTGTTATCCAATGAAACTTTTAATAGTTTCTCAAAATGAAATGCAAGATATTCGTTTTGCAATTCATTATGATTCATATCGTATATCTTTCCGCTATTGATGTAAACATCTATACCTCCAGGTTTTACGACTGCGTAGAACTCACTCTGTTGATTAGTAACAAGAGCATATTTACGTATATCAGGCAATGGTCTATGCTGCATTGGCTGAAAGTACACTGAGCTTCGCATTGGGCACATAGTTAAATAAATTAGTTAAGTAACGTTTAGTAATATTTTCGTTAAACTCCCTTCTAAACGCTGAAACGTCTTTAGGGAATCCTCTACCTATGAACTTAAATGTGATATTATAAGTTCCTCGATAGGCTGTGAACATCTTCTTTGCTCCCATCATACCCCCATGATCACGATCGTACAATATGATAAACTTACGTATACCATACTGTTCGTATAACATTTTCATGGCTGTAGCAGGTATCATTACTGATTCTGCTGGTGGTGCAATAGCAAGATATCCTAGTGTTCTGAGAACCATGACATCTTTTAACGCTTTAGTTATGATAATAGTATCTGTTTCGTTAATTGATGGTAATTGTTCCCATCCTTGTATGTCGTATCTAGAACAGTTAGAAATCCATTTCTTAGATTTGTTCTCTTCTAAAGGTCTGTAAGCTTTAATCTTATCAAATACTTTATAAATAAAAATAGGATTCTCTGCACTACTTAACCATGTCTCCGTATCTTCTACGAATAAACGGTAAGCTGTGTGAACATTAAAGAACTTCAACCAATTTTCTGTAATCCCTATCTCTTCCCAGTACTTTCTTTCAAAGTCTGAGAGTAGAAACTTAGGTTCATACTGAATAAGCTTACGTAGTTTGGTATTCTTTTCTGTTGGTTTTTTATCCATAAAACAAAGATAAGGCTTGAGATTACCACAAGCTAAATCACGATGTACTCTGTGTATAGCGTCACTGTAGGTATAACCTGTGTGTAGTTGCTCTACTAAAGAGAAACAATCTCCCATGAATCTAATATCGGCTAAGTCTTTATGAAGTAGTCCATTATAGTATCGTGATTGAAAGACTCCAAAAGAAGGTTTATCATCTTTATGGAAGGGGGACCTGAAAGGCACGCCTATTTGAAAGGCATGCCCCAGGTAATAACTGTAGATTTCATATTCAGTGACACTGTTTAGTATTGCTTTACGCAAATCTGTTGCTGAGTCTACTGCAAATGCTACATCATATATCATTATCCTTTAAAGTATTTATCTTTACCAATATAGAAAGACTTATCGTAGAAAGTAATAAATTCTACTTTTACTCGATTAATACTACCATCAGCGGCTCTACGTGCTTCCACGATTCCACCACCAACCATGGCTTGTATCTTTTTCTTTCTCATGAACAATGTTTGATCACAAGTAGTACCCAACTGGATGGCATGTACTTCACGAGGAAAAGAATAATCAAGTTTATGGTAATGTCCTGCTAATATAATTGTTGGCTTTTCTCCTCCTTGGTAACTTTCAACTAATTTCTGCATTGTGTACGATAATGCATAAGCTGAACCTCCTCCAGGATGTAATACTCTTAACCAACTTTCGTGTTTTTGATCAGGTTCATTAAGTAAAATATCTGCTTCACCGTATCCGAGATATTCAAGGTCATTCATACCTAAATCTCTACGGTGCTTTACAAGATATTCACCCACATTAATACCTTCACGCTGGACATACCAACCTTCATGATCGTCTCCAGCTATAAATTTCGTTATAATACCCTTACGATAAGGATAGTTTTTCGCACAGTACTTTAATTGATTAGTACATCCACGTATAAAAATTTCATTTTTATTGAAATGATGTTCTCCATCAATCCAATTACCTCCGTTATATACAACTTCAATTCCTTCAGATGCAAAAATATCATACAGAAGATTATTTACATCCTCCCTGCTATTATTGTTACACATGTGATTATCTGAAGAGAATCCAAATTTAAGAGTATCTCCCTGCCACATACGTGGATCAAACGGATGAGTTACAACACCGGTATTCATATCAGTACCTAATGCAATCATAGGACTAGAATCTTCAAGTATGTTGTATTTATTTTCTTTCATTGTAAGTAACAACTTGTTTATCTCTTTTGGAGTTACGTTGAAATACTCAGCAATTTCGAGTAAAGAACGAGAGTCACGTTTAATAAAACGTTTCAGAGATTCTTCATTAAATATTCTTTTTTTAGACATTCTATTTTGATTTAGGTTTTAATTAAATTATATTTCTTTGCAAGTTTATCAAGATTTTCAATTGTTAAATAACAATATAGTAGTAGCCATCCCTTGTCATTATAGATAGTATCTTTTATAGTAGGATGTTTAAAGTAAGTTGTAATTAAACTTACTTCTCCATAAGGTTCTAACATTCCAAATTGTATACTTCTATCTACAGCTTTTAAAGAGTGACATATTTTTAGAGCTTTTTTAATACTTATATCAGGCTCTGTCGTTCTTGAACTCTCTCTAACGTATTTTGATTCTACGATAGTTTTATAACTTAAAAAGATAGCTTCTTTCATAAAAGCTTTTTGTTTTGTTTTTGTTAGTATTTCTGTATTATAAAAACCTGTTATTACTTTTTTCATTTTGATTTTGATTAGTAAATAAAAAGGGGCCCTTTCGAGCCCCGTTTCACTTACCTAGTTACGTTCCTACTGGAAGAGGCTTTACTAGGCATTATATGATTAGAAGGGTAAATCATCTTCTGTTTGAGGCGCTACGTTTATAGTAGTTTCTTTAACAGTGATGGATTCAATTTCTATTTCATTCTCTTTTTCGTCAGCACCTGCTAAATTCTTAGGTGCGGATTTGGTCATCTTGTCTTTAGGAAGAATCTTAATTTTAGAATCTTCAACAGGGACAGTCATGAGTTCAATCCATTCGTAATTGGTATACGATGGAAGTGCGGTAAAGTTACGTTTATCGTAAACTACTTTAATACGAACCTTTACACCTTTATAGGATTCACCAATAGCTGCAATCACGTTAGTACAGAACTCTTCAAAGGTATTACCTTTAACTTTTCTGAACGCCTCTTCCGAGATGAATGTGGTTGCTATAGCATTGATACGCCTAATCTGGGCAGTTACTAAACTAAGGTATATCTTAGATTCAGCTTCTCCCATTGTGTTGATATCTTTAGTAGGCATTACACGCCATTCTGTATGATTAAGCTTTTCTTGAAAAGCATTTTCAAAATAGAAGGCTATAAGCTCACTACCTTTATCTGTTTTTTTATATTCTATGGAGACTAGTTCACAATCATTGTGAATTCCAGTCGACATATACCGATTACTTACATCTTTTTTCTGTATATCGGGGGTTATAGTATATAACATACTCGTAATATTATCAGTTATTAATTGTCGTCACCTTCATCATATTCCTTAATACGGTTCAAAACGAATTTAAGATCGTTAGGAATTCTCATCTCACTGAACATGCCTTCTGGGGACTTACAACTATTTTTTCCATTATTTTGCGTAAGAAAATAGTAACTAGGTTTACTGTCTTTTACCTCTACTTCAGTGTAGAGCACAGTAGTAAACATTCCGTCAACTTTTATTTTCTCCTTTAAGAGTTTACCACCAGGTACCATAAATGATACTCTAAGTGATCCCTCCGCATCGTAATTCTCTTCGACATGTGCTACGACAATAACTGTAAGGTCTGCGCGAAGTCCATCAATCATTTTTATAATCTGATACGTATCAGCGGCAAAGTCATTGAATTTCTCAAAGCCTTTCTCGCCCATACGTTTCATTACCTCTGAAATCATCAGAGACGTGATAGTATCAATTAATACTACTTTAGTCTCAGGTTTACCTTCAGAGATAGCTTTTAAAAGCTGTTTGACAACTTGGGGATTAGTGGTGTGATAGAGGTTTGTATTCGAAAGATCGAGTTTGCCTTTATCATCGTAAGTGGTTTTGTAATTATTCTTCCATCCTTTAAAAGGGAGTGCCTTTTCGTCAGGGCATATAATAAAAGTTGATTTAGGGTCGAGGTCACGTGCTGATGATGTTTTACCACTACCAGGGTGACCCATAATTAAAACTTTATTGGCCATAAATCACTTTTATGAATAATTAAAA